CGTTCGACGTGCGGATCGTCATGCTGTCGGCGGGGACATAGATCGTCTGCCGCCCGACGACCGCAGAAGCATCCGCCTTCGCGTTGAGAGACGACTGGAGGTTCGTGACGTCCGCGATGGCGTGGGTATGAACCAGCGCGGCCTTGCCATCAATCGCCGCCTGCAAGCCCGTCACATCGCTGATCGCGTGAGTGTGCGTGCCGAGGCGCGCGGCAGGGATCGTTCCCGAGGCGATCATCGAACCGTCGAGCGAGACGCCGATCCAGACCCCGCCCACCTTGCGAAGAAACATATTGTCGTTCGCCGCCGCCACCTCAACATCGGTCAAGGCGTCGAGCGCGAAGGTGGCCGAAGTGGAAAGCTTGCCGTCGAGCGCCGCTTGCAGCCCGGTCACATCGTTGATGACGTGGCTGTGCGTCACCGACGCCTTGCCGCTCATGCTTGAAAAGAGCGAGGCCACATCAACGTCGATGGCGTCTAGCGCCGCGACGAGGCGAAGCACGTCTTCGTCAAGGTAGTTGAGCGGATCGGGCTTCTGATAGCCCCGGTTTGTCGTGGTCGGCGTGGGCATGGCCTACTCCTCAGATCGAAACGGCGCGAAGGTCTTGCACGGACGGGCGAGCCGCAGGACCGCCCGAGAGCGTGACCCTGATGCGGCCCTGTACGGCGGTGACGGGATCAAGGCGGAACTCGCGGTCGAGCCAGCCGAAGTCGAGGATTTCGGTTTCCTCAATCGGCGCGGAGGTCCAGCTATCATCGGCCTCGTCAAAGTGGACCGTGACGTCCGATCCAGCCGGAAGCCAGAGCTTGAGGAAGGCCGAAAGGCGGATCGCCGTTCCCATCTTGAAGGCACGCGAGACATAGATCGCGCTGGTCGCGATCTCGCCCGCCACGAAGATGAGGCCCGGATAGAGAACAGGCGAAAGCTTCTCCGTGCCGACGAGCTTCGCGCGAAGCGTGACCGTCTCCGTGACGAACTCCGTCAGTTCCCAATTCACATTCGGCCTGAGAAGCTTCTTGTCGCCGCCCGCGCGCTCAATCTCAAACAGGAGCGTGGTCGCGTCGGACGGCAGCATCGACGCGGCGCGGACCATGAGATCGGACGCGCTGGTCAGAGAGAAAGTTCCGAAGCTGATCGTCTTCGTCGTGGGCGAGAACTTCGCCGCGACGAGTTCGAACGTGAGGTCTTCCCTCTGGTGCGCCGTCCAGGCTGTCGCGGTCGAGGACGAAAGCAACATGCCGACGCTGTACGGCTGCGCGCCGACGAACTCCTGCGCGACCGGATCGAAGCCGCCGATGGCGGCGGTCGCGAGCGCGTGATCGTTGTCGTCGGTGCGGACGATGAAGGCATATTCGATCCCGCCCTTGACGAAGATGGGCGACGTGAACGTGACCGTGACCCACTGCCCGAGAGCCGCAGACTGAATGCTGGTGAAGGACTGCGCGATGCTCTCGCCAGTGGGGAAGCCGTGTTCCGTCTTCACAAGCTCGACAAGGATGCCCTTGGTCTTGTCGCCAAACGCCGCGAACTTGAGCTTGATGCCAGTAAGGAACCTGTCCTCTTCCAGCATGAAGGACTGTGCGACCGGATCGACGCGCGTCGGCGCGGGCGGTGTCGGCGCAACGGTCGTGGTGATCGTCCGCGTGATGACGCGCGTCAGCGTCGTCGTGCGCTGCACGTTCTCGACGTCGTGATATCCCTGCGAGACGAACAAGGCTTGCGCCCACGATTGGCCCATGCCTTCGGCGTAGATCATCACGCGGCCTGTCGGCATGTTGGCCGGGACTTGGAAGCTGCCCGTAATGATGCCAGCGCCGCTCGCCGTCTGCGTTCCGGGCGGCTTCACGTTGATGCCGCCGAACTCCAAGGTCTTCAAGTTCTCGCCGGGAGCGAAGCCTTCGATGGTGAACAGGATCGTGATCTGCCGCATGAGCGGCGACAGGCCAACCGTCTCTCCGACGAAATCTTCATCGACGGAAATCTGCTCGCGCTGCGTGGTCGAGGTCGTGACGCCGACGTTGGTGCCGACGACCGTCCGCTCGACAGTCTGCGTGACTTGCTGCGTGACGAAGCTCTCGCTGATCGCCGTCTCGGGATTGTCCACCCAGAAGTCCACAGGCGGTTCGATCTTGAGCGACGCGGGAAGGCGCTCGAAGCTGTTATATGGATTGATCTTGATCTGCCCGGTAACAAGCGGCTGCGAGACAATGACCTCGCCCGTGTAGTCGAGCAGCGCGGGCGCGGCGAGCGCCGGATAGAAGAAGGTCGGATCGATGGGAAGCTGCATCGATCCTTGAAAGACCGCCGCGTCCTGCGGCTCGCCCGCGTCGCGATAGAAGTCGTGAATGAGCGGATCAACGAACACGCCCTTCTTCGCGACAGGCTCGCGGTTGTCGATATCGTTTTTCAGCCTCTCCAAGCCGAGAAGGTCGAGCATGTCCACCATGCGGCGATACATGCGATCAATCTTCGTGAAGTGATACGAACGGACGCCGACGTTCTTCACCGTAGGCTTGCCCATGAAGTCATTGCTGACGGTCGCAAGCGGCAAGAGCGTGAACGGCGCATTGGGCGGCTGCGGCGCGACGCGCATGGACTGCCCCTTGATGTAGGCGGGCAAGCCTTCCTGATTGAGACACAGGAGGTCGATGCGCGGCAGCTTCCAATCGTAGTTGAGAAGGACCGTCGTGCCAGTGACGCCACCGGAGAGGGTCACAGTCTTCGCCGTCTCGCTGTCGGGCGTGACCGCCGACAGATAGCGATACTTGACCGTGTAGGACGATCCGGTCGAAGGCTCCGCACCACCCGGCGACCAGTTCACAGTATCGTTGACGAGCGTGTAGTCCGTCGTCGGAACATAGGTCGTGCCGCCCTGCTTCACTTCGATAATCGACGTGACCGACGAATGCGGAAGCGCATCGGTGCTGTTCGTCGTTCCCTTCGTGATCGTCTGCGTCGTCTCCTTCGTGATGACGGCAGAGTTGAGCGTCGCGATGGGCGGATGGCTTACGGGGATAACCGCCGTCCCGCTGCCGCCGTCCGCGAACGTGTGAAGCTCCGCAAGTATTTCCTCAACGTCCCACGTTTCTTCTTCACGGTGGATGATTGCGGTGTCGCGAGAACGCTTGAAGCCGAAGATGTTGGCGACGCCTTCGCTGATCGAAAAGACCTGATCCGCGCCGACCTTGCCCATCGCTGTGACGCGGCAACCTTCCACGATATAGTTGCCGTGAGCGTCGCGGTCGTAGCTCGCAAGCGCGGCGTTGATGCCCGAAAGCTGCGGCGGCGGTGTCTGGTCGACCACCACGCCGTCCTTGAGCAGATAGACGGAATACAGGTCGCCCGTTCCGCCGTCGCCGTCGCGGCCCCATGCAACGGTTTCGCTCTCGCGCGCGGCTCCCGGCTCGCCTTCGGCTTCCGTACCAGGATGAAGACCGACCAGCGAAGGGTCTTCAACTTCGGTGACGGCGGTCTTCGTCAGCCTCACGCCGATGGTGACGTTGCCCTCCATCGGAACGCTGTTCATCGTATAGCCCGCAATCGGGCGCACGTCGCCGCGAACGTAGATCGTGCCGGGTTCAAGCACGACGGTTCCGGTCAGCGGATCGACAAGGATGCCGCAACCGGAAATGCGGTCGCCGTCCATAGCCACCAGATCGCTGGTGCGCTTGTTCCGGCCTTCGATGATCGACTGAGCCTCGTTGAGTTCCGCCGCCTGTGCGAGCTTGTCTTCGCGGAAGATGACGCGCTTCCAGTTCGGATTGTCGGGCGCGCGATCATAGGCTCCGGAGACGCCAGACGAATGATTGAAGGGAGCGGGCATTCAAAACCTCCTAGACGATACGGAGAAGCGCGCGGCAACGCTCGCGCACGGTTCGGCCAAATTCGATTGTGTCCGCCTTTTCGACGGCCACGATTCCGCCCGTCAGTTCGTTGGGTTCAGCCCAAAGCAGGCCCGGCCGGGCGGGATCCACAAGCGTGGCGCCGAGCCTGATCTGCCACTTGGCGGCGGTCGCGCCGAAGCCATCACCGAAGTCCGTCATCGCTTCAAAATAGAGGCCCATCGCATTGGCGTCGGCGAGGCCCAGCGATGTGGTTCCGAGGCGATATGGGGCCTGCGTTCCAGCGGGAATGACCGATTGCCAAACGCGGGCGCGACGATGGCCGATGACGTTGTTCCCCGCGTCGAGGAACGTGGCCCACGCTGGCATCGCCTTGAGATCATCGATGATCGTGTGCCGCCGCGCCTGCTCGGTCGGCTCGCCCCATCTGACATGAGGCCAAACGACATGATCCCAATTGTAGGGGCGCGATGTCGTGACAGGCGCGATCCAGACGCCAAGCTCGGTGAGCTGCGCCTGCGTCATCACATGATCGAGTTCGTAGAGCCTGCCGAAGCTCCACTTCGCCCCGCCCGCGCGGATGCGCGCCCCCGAATAGTCCGACCACAGCGAGTTGCCCCAGCGGGTCCAGCCGTACTCCGTGGCGCGAACGTCATAGACCTTGTAGCCGCGCCAGAAGTGCGAACGCAGCGGCACCGAAAGCTGGGTGACGCCCTCGATGCGGAACAGGTCGGGTTCCTCCTCGTCGCGCACCCGATCAAGTTCAAGCTGGAACAGGTGCCAGCGGGCGCGGCGGAGGGGGGCCTCCTCCAGCACCCCGGCGTAGGCCAGCCATGCCAGCCCCTTCGCAATGGCCTCAGGCGAGCCCCGCACGCGCTGCCAGTCGATTCCCTCTGCGATCAACTGATGGAGGTTCGGCACATACGGCGAGAGTTCGCCGAGGCCATATTCGTAGACGAGGAACGGCAGCCATGAGGGCGGCGTGCCGATGAGCTTGATCGCCCGCATCGCGGTGACGGGCATGTCGAGCCGCGGCGCGGGATTCGACGCCAGCGAGAAGGCGCGCTCGAGGTCCGTCGCATTCTGCGGGAGAAGATGATCGCTCATCAGAAGTTCCGGCCCGCGACCGTCAGGGTGACGGTGCCGATCGAGATCGCCTCACTGGACGCCGCGATTACATCCGCGCCCGGCGTGGTGATCGCAACCTTGTAGACGCCTGAGCGCATCATCTTCGACGTCAGCCAGGACAAGGTCATGTCGAAGCCGAGACCGCGCTCGGCCAGCCAGTCGGCGCGCAACGCTGCCGCGATGTCGGCGAGGATGCTCTCCGAAGTGTTCGGCAGGAGTGTGAGGCTTGCCACGATGTTCTGCACCTTCTGCACGGCGGCGGTGACGAGGATCGTGTCATTCACCATGCGGACGTCCGACGCGGTCAGATGCTCACGCACCGCCTGCAGCAGCGCGGGATCCGGCACGCCATTGTTGTCGGTCGCAAAGATCGCGCAGCGGACAAGCGGCGTCGTTCCCTCTCGCCAGACCACGGCATCGGCAACGCGCACGTCTGCGGAGAGCGCCACGAAGCGATAACGCGGTTCGGTGCCGCCTGTCGAACGGCCCCTGATGGCGAGGATGACGCGCGTACGGAGGCGCGCATCGTCCTCGCCCGGCAGCCTGTTGACGTCATAGAAGGCCGCGAGGTGATCGAGGTCGTTCCTGATCGCGAAGGCGAGAAGGTTCGCGCGGGCGGCATCGTTGATGCGGGCGCGAAGCTGCATTTCGCGATAGGCGAAGACTTCGATCAGCTTCCGGGCCGGCTCGCTCTCCAGATCCACCACGCCCAGGATCGCGGGGAAGCGCGCGACGAGGTCGTTCCGCATGAGCGTCACGATGGCCTCATAGTCGATGCTCTCGATGACCTCTGGCTTTCCGAGCATTGAGAGGTCAAGCGCCGTGTCGTGGCTCATTCGCTGCGCTCCAGTTGCGCGATGCCGTTGCGGCCGGATGTCCCGAACACGCGGCGCGCACCATCCACGGTGAAGTCCCCGAAGACGGCGCGCGGTCGATATTCGCCATCCATGTAGAAGTGAAACTGCCCGTCGCGCGTCACCTTCAAGGCGACGATCTGCACCACGCGAAAGCGCGGCTCCCACTGCTCAATCGGCGCGAGGACCTCCTGAAAGTAACCGGTCACTTCGCGCGGCGTGATGTTGCGGCCCAACAGGTTCGACACGTTCGAGCCGTACCACTCGCGCATAATCCGCTCGCCGAACCGCGTGGTGAAGATGTCTTCCAGCGATTGAAGGACATGCTCCCAATCGGCGATGGTTCCGCCCGTCCAGCGATTGAGGCCGACGCTCGGACTGACAAGCTGAACCATGGCCTTCCTTCCTAAGCGACAGGCGGACCAGTGAGCGACGGGCCGCTTTCGACGTCCTTGTGCTTGTGATCCTTGCCGATGTTCTTTCCATCGTGCTCGATGCGACCGCCGTTGGTGGTGATCCCGCTACCGTCGATGGTATGCGTGACGCCGTCGATCTCGATTTTCACATGGCCGCTGGTCACTTCCAGCGTGCAGCCGCCGACGATCACCTGGACGAGATCGTCCTTGATGGTGGCGCGGACGTTGCCATAGGTCAGCACGTTCTCGTCGCCGTTGCTGCTTGGGCTTTGGTTCTGATCCGACCAGTGCATCGGCAGCGCCACCGCCTGCATCCAGTCGCCAGACGGCGAGAGCGTGGACATCTGCTGCCCCTTGGTCGGCGGCGTGTGTACCTTCAAGGCCCCGGCGATCTGCGCATAAGGCAGCCACGGCGAGAGGAAGGGTTTGCCATCCTTGTCCTCACCGAACTTGATCCGCACGATCTGTTTCCCCGGATCGACCTCATCCACGGTGCCGTGGCGCACCACGCCCGAGAAGCGGCGCTCCAGGTCTGCCACCCGGGAAGCCAGTTCAACAAGCTCATGCATGGCTAGTCCTTGCCGCCATTGGCGGTGATGCTGGACGATCCAGTCAGCCTCGCACCCCGCCCACGGATTGTCTCGATAATGTTGAGATCACCATCGATCTCCGCGCGCTCGAGGATCGGCGGCTCGCCCTGTTCCGTGGGGTCGAGGGGCGCGATTCCGATGGCCTCTGCGTTCTCGCGGGTGAGGCCGACGGCCTCGGCAGCGCGCTTCCAGCCGGGCCTGTGCGGCTGCTCGATCAGCCCGCGGAGAAGCTCGCCGAACTCCGCCAGTTCCGGATCCTCGGCCATGAGGGCGAGAAGCCTGCCATAGGCGGTGTCCGGGTCAATTTCCTCTCCCGTCGCCGGGGTGGAAACGGTGTCGACGGTCAGCACAAGTTGCCGGGCCGCGAATCGGACGCCGCGCTCGACACTTGCCCCCCTCCTCGAAACCCGCTTGTGGACTCGGGGCACAAGCCTCATGAAGACAGCGGCCCATGGCGTTCCCTCATCGAACAGCGCGCGCTCGATCTGGTGCTCCATGATGTCCAGGGTCCATTCGAAGCCTGCGTCCGTCTGCGGTATCGTGAAGCCGCCGTCCTTCACCTCAGTGGCCACCGCCATCTCGATCACGAGGTCGAGGTCGCGCCGGCCGGACCAGACATCGCGGCCCTGAGGATCCACGACATCGTCGTCGGTGGTCACGGTGATGATCGGCAGCCGCACCTCGCCCACGGCCACATCGATTGGTTCGATGGCGCTGTCGGCCACACGAGGGCCCGCCAGCGTGCGTCCGGTGATCGCCTTCACTGCCGCAACACGGACGGCGGTTCTCGCAATGCTCATTCCGAACCCTCGCGCGCGAGAAGAAGGCGCATGTCGCCCATGTCGGAGATCATGGGGGCGGCGGCTACGGCGAAGCGGCGGCCACGGAGCGAAACCGTGTCGCCCTTTGCGGGCGTATAGCCCAGGCCGTCAACGCCGGCCTTGCTCAGCCAGACCTCGGCGTCGCCTACGCTGACGCGTGTCCCGCCCTGCAGGTCGGAGCCGCGCCGGGATCCCGAAAGCCACTCGAGGCCAGGCGATTCCGAGAAGATCACCTCCACCTGATCGGGGAGGCGGTCCGCATCCGCGCCGGGCGAGCCGTACTGGCCCCCGCGGCGCGGCCGGATGGTCGCAGGCTCGCCAAACGCCTCGATCACGGCCCCGGACAGGTCCGCGTCCGCGTCGTCGAATAACGATCCCATTGCTTGCTCTCCCTGACCGGGATCAGGTGTTGCGGGCGCGCAGCAGTGCCCCCGGGCGGGTGCAGATGTGCAGCGAGTTCGTCTGCACCTCGCCGTTGACACCCTTTCCGTTGGGCATCGGCCACTGCTTGGCGTAGCGCGCCTTGCCCATTGTGTTGACGGTCTCCACGTAGTCCGCCGGCGCATAGTAGGTGCGGAACAAGCCGGTCACGCCCATGGGGACAAACTTCGCCTGTGCGGCAGAAATACCCATGAGGGCGCCGTCACCCGTGGCGTCGATGGCGCCGTAGTTCTCCCAGATGATGCCGCCGAACTCGAACATCGGGTTCTCGCCGCGGTTTTTTCCGACGTAGCTGTCACGCAGGATCGCCGCCTCCGACCAGCCCGTGTAGGTGGCGCGAACCTCGCTGTGCTGCAGAAGCTGGTCGAAGAACGTATCGCCGCAGAAGGCATGGAGATAGGTGAAGGGCACAGCGCCGAGCGCCTTGCGGGCGTTGCGGATCATGCCCACGCATGCCTTGCGCAGCACGCCGCCGGCGGGTGTGGCGTTGTCGAGGTCGAAGTCCACCTCGGTGGCCTGGGTGACGCCGAACTTGGAGAACAGATCGAGGGTCGTGCCGCCCTTGTAGGTGATGACGCCCTGGATGGCGCCGAGGCGCGCATACTCGTCCGTCAGGTCGAGGTCGGCCAGGTTCATGGCCATCTTTTCGGCCACGATCCCCTGCACCGTCTGGAGGACGGTCTCGGACCCGTAGGACCGGATGCCCTGGACCTCGTCGGCGTTCACCGACCAGTCCCGCTGGAAGTGGGGGATGGAGAGGTTCTCAATCGACCGCTTGGGCATGTCGCGGGTCTCACCCTGCGAACCACGCTGCGAGGGCGTGACAAGCTGGATGGTGTCGCCAATCCGTTCGATGGCGATGCTGAGGGTGCTCACCGAGGATTCGGCGAACAGGCCCATGGACGAGAGCCGGCCGGGGCGAACCACCTTGTCCGCAACCGAGTCCGTCAGCTGAACGACGCTGAAGGCGTCGTTGTTGAAGATGTCAAGCATAGCGCTTGCCTCCTTGAGTGAAGCCCGTGCGAAGCGGACTTATGGGGTTCAGGGGATGGGGTGGATCAGCGGACGATGATGCCGGCAGCGGCAAGCTGCGTGGCCTTGGCCGCGCGCTTGGCGCCGTCGTTGACGCTGGAGTGATACGTGAGGGTATTCACGTTCCACTGGGCGTGGCGCACCACGACGACCACGGGGGCGTCGGCGCTGGTCGCATCGCAGTCGTAAAGCGCGATGGCCACGGCGGTCTGCGAGCCGTCCGCTCCCGTGTCGGGAGAAGGCGTATACTTGCCGCTGGCGGTAATCTTGCCGAGCACAGTGCCAGGCACGATCTTGCCGGCGCCCGACACCACTGTCACGGTGGCGCGCGAGTAGGCGAATTCGCCCTCGGAAAGAAGGCCCTCGATCGGGTGGCGGCCCTCGGTGAACTTCGTCATGAGCTTTGCTCCTTGGAATGCGCCCTAAGGGGCGCGTGGATTGTTGAGGACTGGATTAGCGCTTCTTTGCCGGGGTCCGGGCGAAGGCCTTGTCCCAGCCGCTGCGCGCCATCTCGGCGGAGGCCTCGGGGTTCGCAGGCGAGCTTGTCGCACCGATCTCCGGCATCGCCGCCGCGCGGGCTTCGATGCTCGCGGCAACCGGGAGGGAGCCGAGGATCGCGGCCGCGCCCTCCGCCGACATGGCGCGTTCACCCGCCAGCCTGATGGCGGTGCGCTCGCGGCCCGTGGCGGCCTCGCAGTTGAGAATGCCCATGATGCGCGCGTACTCGGCGCTCGCACCTTCGGCACGGATTGCAGCACGTTCAGCTTCGGTGATTCCCGCGGTCGTGGCAGCGGGAGAGCCAGCATCACTGGTCATAGTGACAGTTCTCCTTGTGTTGAGTTGCCGCTTTCGCGGAGATCCTTGAAGTTCACTCAAAATCTGGTCGAAAGACGCCACGCGGTCGGCCATACCGGCCGCCACTGCCTCCTCGCCCATAAGCACGCGTGCCTCCGTCGAGCGCGCAGCATCCGCACCGAAGCGCGCGCCGCGCCCCTGCTCCACCAGGGAGAGGAAGCGATCATAGAAACCATGGACACGGAACTGGATTTCGCTGCGCGCCGCTTCGGAAAGCGGCGAGTAGGGACTGCCATCCACCTTGCGCGCGCCGGCATAGATCAGGGTCGGCTTCACGCCTTCCTTCTCGAGCTTCGCGCTCTCGTCGACGTGGAGGTAGACAACGCCGATGCTTCCCGCCAGCGAGGTGGGCGACACGACGATCTGCGAAGCCGCGCTCGCGAGGCCGTAAGCGGCGGATGCCGCCACATCGTTCACCACGGCGACCACGGGCTTATGCTCTCGGATGCCCTGGATCATGCCGGCGAGCGAGAACATGCCGGTGGCCTCGCCGCCGGGGCTGTCGATGTCGAGCAGGATCGAGGACACATCCGGGTCGGCCACGGCGTCCCGCAACTGGGCGGTGAGACCCTCGTAGGAGGTCATCCCGGACCTCGCGCCAAGCCATGCACCGCGGTTGACGAGGGAGCCGATGACCGGAACCACCGCCACGCCCTGGTCGACCATGAACTTGCGGGCGGCGCCGTCGCTGCGGACCGGGGAGCCGACGAAGCGGCTCATTTCCGGCGAGACGACGCTCTCGTCGAGAGCGAGATCGAGGCTGTTGCCGATCCGCCCCTCCAGGACGTGAAGGATGATCTGCGCTTTCTCGGGTGCGATGAGCAGCGGCACGTTGTAGAGCCGTTGCGCGATGTGGAACAGGTCGTTCATCAGATACCTCCCGCGCGAAGCCCGTAGCGCGCCGGCTTGCCGGTGGTCAGGACCTTGCACTCGCCGTCGAGGCGCGCGATCTCGGCGCGGAGTTCGTCAAGGCTCGCGAACTTCCGGCGCACCCGGCGCTGCGAGCCGTTGCCGGCGGAGAATTCCACCTCCTCCATCTGCCCATTGGCCAACGCCTTGAGCAGGACCTCGCGAAGGGCGGTGGCCGCCGCGCAGGGGTTGGCCGGATCAATTGTCGGCATTCGCGGGGTCCTTCTGCGGGCCATCCGATTCGGAAGTGGCCTCGGCTATGGCTTCGACCTGAGCCTGCTGCAGCGTTGCCTGGCGCTCCTGCTCGTCCTTGAGGCCGTAGCGCTTCCGCATTTCGGCTTCGCGCTGGCGCTGCATGTAGACGTCCTCGATATCCACGCCGAGGTCGTTGGCGATCATCTCGTCGGTGATGACGCCCATCGTGCGCCAGACCTGATGCGCGGTCGCGGTCTTCACGTCGTCTGCCTGCGGCTTCGGCGTCCCGCGCCAGAAGGCCCGGCAAGCAGCGGACCGGTTGGCATAGAACCCGTCGATGCCGCCCGGGAAAGGGATCATCCCGGCCTCGATCTCTTCCTCGAGCCACGCCTCGTATGCCGCTTGGCAGAAGGGGGCGACGATGAAGGCGCGGCGGTAGAGCGTGATCTGGAAGACCTCGCCCGTGGCCATGCGGACGGAGGAATAGGTCGCTCCCTCGTAGTCGCCGGTAGCGCTCTCATAGGTGAGGCCGAGACAGCGCGCGATCTCGCGGAGAAGGTGGAGCGAGAAGTCCTTGTATTCGGTCGATGGATGCTTCGCCGAAAGGAACTCCATCTTCTGGCCGGGGAAGAGATGCGCGATCCGGCCGTTGATGCCCACGTTGATCGTGGCGTTGTCGTACCAGCCCGATTGGGCGTCGAACCACCCGTCCCAGGTGCTCTGGCCCTGCCTCGCCATCGCCGCCTGCTCCTGGGGTGTAATGAGGCCCGCAAGCTGGTCCTCGGTGGGGACTTCCGAGGTGATGGTGGCCGCGAACACCGTCTGGATGATCGAGGCGGTGAGCGTTGCGTCGGCAAGCTGGTCGAACTGGCGTGCCACCCGGAGGGCGGGAACCAGCGGCGTGATGCCCCGGAATTGTCCCGGCAGGCCATCGAAGCAGTGCACGATGCGCGGCCGCCACTTCGCATCGAAGGCCGGCACAAGCCATTCGACATCTCCGAGCAGAGGATCCTTGCGCCTGGCGAGGTAGCCGACGGGGAAGCCGTCGGGGTCCGTACGGACGCCGTGCTGGATGCGGCGCAGGGGATCGTTGGTGACGGGCACGCGGTGCGAGGGCACGAGACGGACCTTCGTCCCGTAGTTCCGCCGCTTCTTCCACGGCAGTTCCGCAAAGGCCTCTCCCGTGGCGAAGTAGCTGCGCAGGACTGCGGCCTGCATCTGGCCGAAGGTGCGGCGGCCCTCGATGTCGCACTCGACCTTGTCGTTGGCCCAGAGGCCGAAGCGCTGCTCGACGGTGCGCGCCCACTCCTGCGCCTCTTCATCCGTCATGCCAAGCTGCTCGGACTCAGGCGCCACCTTCAGGCGGAGGCCGTTGCCCACCGTGTTGGCGACGGCCTGGTCGATCGCGCCGGCGATCCAGCCGGAGTTCTGGATGGTGTCGATCGCGCGCGCCGCGGCGGCGTCCCATGCCGATCCCACATCGTCCGCCGGCTCGCGGAGCGCCGGCCGCCAGCCGGTGAACACGATGCCGCGTCCGCCGCGCATGTACTCGCTGCGCGGCGCAAACGGCGGCGCGGTCTTCACGGGGGCAGAGATGAGGCCGCGCAGCATGTCCATCACGCCCATTCGAGGATCACCTGTTGAACTGTGTTGAGATGCTGGCGAACCGGGAGCGGAGGCTCCGGTGCGCCGGCGGCGGGGGCGGGGTCTGATGATCCTGCTCGCTGCTGCCAGCCTGCTGTGCTTGCCGGACGGGCGCTTGCCGGACGGGCGCATCGTCATCCGGCAAGGGCGCTTCGGAGCCGGGCCTGTCGATCTCCGGGATCCGCTGCACGTTGAGCGTATAGGCGGCGGCGGCGCACAAGGCCTCGCAGTCGAGAAGATGGTTGGCCCGGCTGCGGCGAACCCACTCCGGCTTTCCGGTGGCGCGGTTCACGATGCGAACCTCGCTCACGATCTGCCGGCAGTAATCCTCGTCGATGTCGTCTGGCACGAAGAAGCCGCCCGCCGTTTCCAGAGGCGTCCTGATGCGCGAGACGAGCAGCGACTTGAAGAAGTCGGTCGAGAGCCAGGCAAGGTTGATGGAATAGACCAGCTTCTTGCCGCTCGGCTTCACCTCGATCTTCGACACACGGTAGGGCGGGTTCTGGACGTCCTTGCCTTTCGTCGGGGTCACCAGCCACGAATAGCGGCGGGCGAATTCATAGACCTTGTGCTCATCGCCGGCGTCAGGCTTGTTCGGCCGGAATCCGGAGTCGATGAACACCTTCTCGACGTGCAGGCCGCCGATGGGTGTGGTCATCAGGTCGGCCAGATCGGTCCAGACCTGTTCATCGTCGGTGTGGCCGTATAGCTGGCCGTAATCCAGCAGCCAGGACGTGCCGCGCGCGCCGAAGCCGCGGATGACGTAGAACAGCGACAGCCGCTGGACGTCGACGCCCATCACCACGCGGACCACGTCGTCCGGCACCTCGCCCCGCTTGTAGGGCAGCCGGCGCTGCATGATCTCCTGCCACTCCGGCACGTCCCCGCCGCCCGACAGCGAGTAAAGCTCACCGAAGTTCGCATTCACCGCCGTCTGGATTTGCGAGGGGTCGGTGGAGACCAGCGCGGTGAGATAGGTTTCCGCGCGCTGGCCCCATGAGACGAAGGGCGATGCCAGTCCCGACACCCAGACCGAGAAGGTGGTGCTGTCAGGCGGATCGCCATGGACCGTGCCGTCCTTGCCGACGGTCTGGCCCGGCGCGACATAGACGCCTTTCGCGTTCATCGCGGTCTTGTGCTCGTGGTCCGTCAGCACGCCGCCGCAGTGAGGGCACGCGATGAAGCTCTCGCGCCGCGCCATCGCCGGTGTCGCGTGCTTCGGCCAGCGAAGATGCTTGAGCCTCGGGATGAAGTACTCGCCACAGTGCAGGCAGGGCCACGCCCAGTGGTGCCTCGTGCCCGACTGCCACAGCTTCCAGATCGGGCTGGCGATGTCGTCGGGGTCCCCGTCCGCCCAGAACTCCAGCCCGCTCTCGGGATCGTAGTGTGTTTCCACCATGCCCTGCGACGGCGTTGAAGTGATGGCGGTGACGAAATCCGCATAGGTGATGCCGCGCGCCTCGATGAGGCCCAGGACATCGCCCTGCCCCCTCACGTTCGCGGCCATCTCGTCGAATTCGTCGACCAGCGCCAGCGCAGCCGGGTCCGACTTCAGCGCCGAGGAGGATCCCGCGTGGGCGAGGCGCACCCTGACGCCGGCCACCCACTTCAGGGTCTTCTTCATCCGGCGACCGCGGATGACCTTGTCCTTGAGGGTCTGCGCCTCGTCGAGAAGCGCCATCAGGCGCGGCTCGAACTGGTCGGTCAGGAATTCCTTCGTGGGGCCTACGTAGATGATCGGCGCCGGGCGCTGGTCGAGCCGCGCGCCGATCACGTCCAGCATGGAATCCGTTTTGCCGCTCTGGGCAGAGGTCACCGCGACCACCCTGCGGTAGTCGCCCTTGTGAACCGCCGCCGACCACGGCACCATGTACGGCGTCAACCATGGGTCGCGCGGGCCGGGTACGCCTGCGGTCTCCGGATAGACCCGGTGTTCCGCCGCCCACTCGGCGGGGTCACGCTTCTGGCTCGGCTGCCATATCGAGGCTGCCAGTTGCCAGAGCATCGCCCGCTGTTCGGGCTGCTGCGGCGATGCGTTCGAAGGATCCATCAATTTCCTGTTCAAGTCGGCGGCGCTCGCCCAGGTCGCGGGTGAACTTCGCCGGCAGGCCCGTGAATTCCGCCCTCACCATCGCGGCCATTTCGCCGACAACCGCCTTGGCATCGTCGAGCGGGATCAGGGTGCGCCGCCGCTCGGCAATCCGGAGTTCGATTTCCCTGGTGCGCGCGTCGGTGGCCCGGCTCGCGGCCGCAGCCTTGTTGGTCTTCTCGAGCAGATCGTCGTAGTAGGCCAGCGCGCCGCGGACCACGGCCACGACCGGGTAATTGTTGCGGCCGTCCTTGGTGATGTAGCCCTTGCTGACGAGAAGGTTCACCCAGGAGACGCTGCGGTTGAGCAGCGTTGCCGCCTGGGCGACGGTGATGGTCTGGCCTTTCGGCTTCTCCTCTTCGGCCACGCGATTATCCCCGGTGAAGGCGCTCGAACAGCCGGCGCACGAGGTAGCTTCTGATGACGGAGACCACCGTGAAGGCGAGTCCTATGCCCAGATTTTCGATGATGCCGACCTGAAGCCCGAAGACCGGGAAGACCGCCATCTGAGTCACCACTGCGACGATGTAGCCGATCGCCGTGCTGACAATCGCCTCTACCGCTGACATTCGCCGGGATTGGCCCATCCTGCCTCCGGAAAGCAGCGAAATTGCTCGTCTTCTCGCTTGTCTTTGCAGCGGAGTAGAGCGCTTATGCGGTCACCCAGAGCGGCACCCCCGCCGCAGGAAAGGAGACGCTGATGACCAAGAACAACAAGCCTGACCTTGCCGCCATTTACGAGACAGCCTTCTGGGACGCCCTCGGCTGCGGAATGTCCGAAACTCAGGCGGATGCTTACGCCTCCCGCAAGATGGCAGCCCACCAGAACAGCCGCAGGAGCCGCTAACATGCCGATCTTCAACTACGGCATCGGGATCTTCGGGCGCACCGTCGAGTGCTTCCAGATCGGTGGTGAGTTCTTCCTCTACGGAGTGACCCAGAGCGGAGACCCGCGCATCCTGCCCAGCATCGGGATGGCCCGCGAGGTCGCAGCCTCGGCGCTCGTCAGATAGGCCGCCCCGCTCCTCGGCCCCGCGCGATTGCGGGGCTTGGGGTCGTAGGAAACGGCAGTCACGCCGTTCCGCAACTCCGAGGGAGCAAGACCATGACGAAACTCACCGACACCCAGCGCGTCATCCTCAGCAAGGCATCGCAGCGGACCGACCGCCTCGCCCTGCCCCTGCCCAAGAGCATCAAGGGCGGCGCGGCGCAGAAGGTGATCAACCCCCTCATCCAGAAGGGCCTCCTCGAAGAGGTCGAGGCCAACCGCAAGCTGGGCGATCCAGTCTGGCGCGACACCGGAGACGGCCATGGCGTCACCCTGATCGTCACCGATGACGGCCTCGAGGCCATCGGGGTTGAGCCGGACAGGCCCCAGCGCGCGGCACAGAAGGCCACACAGCCTGAGAAGGCCGGGAAGTCACCGACCGTCGCGGTCAAGGCCAAGGCCCCGCCAGCGGCCGCCGCCGCGCCGCGCGAGGCCAAGCCGCACCGCGAGGGCACGAAGCAATCCGCGATGATCGACATGCTGCGCCAGCCCGAGGGGGCCACCCTTGACGAGATCGCCGCAGCCACCGGATGGCAGAAGCACACGATCAGGGGCGCGATGGCGGGCGCGCTGAAGAAGAAGCTGGGCCTCACCATCGCCTCCGACAAGGTCGACGGCAGGGGCCGGGTCTACAAGATCGCCGCCTGATCAGGCCGCGACCGAATCCTGAGACGGCCCGTCCGCGCGGCGGGCCGCTTTCGTTTCAGCAAAGGTCTCGCCGGACGCTTCCAACACCGCCTCACGGCCCGTGAATTCCTGCCAGCGGCGCACGATCACATCGACGTACTTCGGGTCGAGTTCGATTAGCCGCGCCTGCCGTCCCGTCCTCTCGGCGGCGATCAGTGTGGTGCCGGACCCGCCGAACGGATCCATGACCGTCTCACCCGGCCGGCTGGAGTTGTTGATGGCCCGCTCAACCAGTTCAACCGGCTTCATGGTCGGGTGGAGGTCGTTGGCCCGGGGCTTTGCGATCTGCCAGACATCGCCCTGATCGCGGGCGCCGCACCAGTAGTGTTTGGCACCGTCCTTCCAGCCGTAAAGGATCGGTTCGTACTGCCGTTGGTAATCCGCCCTGCCAAGGGTGAAGGTGTTCTTCGCCCAGATGATGAACGTCGACCACTTGCCGCCCGCCTTGCGGAAGGCCGCCTGCAGCGTGTCCAATTCACTTGAGGACATGGCGATGTAGATCGCGCCACGCGAGGAACGTACCATCGGCGTGAAGGCATCGAGCAGAAACTGGTAGAACCCCTCACCAAGGTTGTCGTTCATGATCGCGCGGTTCTTGCCTCGCATCTTGTCCTTCGGCGTGTTCGCGTAGTTGACGTTGTATGGCGGGTCCGTAAAGACCATGTCCACGCCATCGCCCGCCAGCAGAGCCTCGTAGGTCTCAGCCTTGGTGCTGTCGCCGCAGATCAGCCGATGATCGCCCAGCGCCCAGACATCCCCGGCGCGCGACACCGGCACCACCGGAGGCTCCGGAACGTCATCGGGGTCGGTGAGGCCCGCGCCGGAATCGCCCAGGAGGCCGGGCAGCAGTTCCGCAATCTCATCGCTGGAGAAACCGATCTCCGCCAGCGCATCCTCGCCGGCCTCGATCCGCAACTCCTCGATCTCCAGCCGCAGCATTTCCGGGTCCCACTCGCTGGTCTCGGCCAGGCGATTGTCCGCGAGTGTGTAGAGCCGCCGGTCCTCGTCCGACCAGCCGTGCGCCACCATCACGGGGACCTCGGGCAGCCCCAGTTGCTGCGCGGCGAGCAGCCTCCCGTGGCCGGCGATGATCGTCCCGTCCTCTGCGACCAGCATCGGCATGGTGAAACCGAAGCGCCGCATGGAAGAGGCGATCTGCGCGACCTGTTCCGGCGGGTGGGTCCGGGCGTTCCGGACGAAAGGGACGAGGTCGGTCACCGGCCGCATCTCGATCTTCGTGGCGGGCCACAGATCGGCGGGAACGGCGGGCTTGTCCATCGGCCAGTCCTTGGCTTTCCCGGGCCGGAGAAGGGGCGGCGGCAGCCACCCCGTGCGCAACGCAACGGGAATTTGAAAAAATAGAAAATCCGCAAACATCGCGAGGCGGCGGCCCCGCAACCTCCGGGTGGCCCAAAAGGGACCCGTGAACCCCGGGGGGAGGGGGGGGTGCCTCGTTGGCCCACCGTGCCCCACAGGTGGGCAGCGGTGGCCTTGGGCTTGGTGGCCGGGCATGCCATGCCTTGCCGCCCTGCGTGCCCGTGTGTGGCCCTGCGTGCGGTTCGGCGTTGTCCTGACCTACGTCATCTCGCCCGACATCACGAGGCCGAGGAGGCGCATCGCCTCGTCCGAGATGCCCTGGTTGCCCCGCCCCCAGGCCGCGAGGGCCTTGTCCTGCATCAGTTCCTTGTGGACCGATGGGCCGAACATCTTCTCGATGGGCAGACGCTTTCGGCTGGTGCGGACGAAGACGTTGTTGCTGAGGGAGGCGACGACGAAGGCGTGGGGAAAGAACTGGCTCTTGCCCCACACGAATGCGCTGGTGCCCTTGGCTCCCTGCTTGGGCTTGAAGTAGGACAGGCCGAAGTACTCGCGGCGTCCGTCGATGCGGGTTTCGAGGTTGGCCGGCGACGAATTCCAGAACCGGGTGTTGGCGTTGACCACGCCTGGCTTGAGCGAGGTCTGCTGGACGAGTGCTTTCTTGACCTGCGTGAAGGTCTTGCGGCCCTCGGAGTTCATCGCACGGGAGAAGACCTTCTTGGCCAGCCCCGATCCGACGCGCTGGACGGTGGCTTCGAACTTGATGCGGACGTTGTCCGCTTCCGCGATGACGACGCGTGGCATGAAGGGCGCTCCGGAAAATGGCAGAGGCGGCCAGAGGGCTGACCGTCGGTTTCATGGCGCAATTTGGGAGACTGCCGATCCGTATGTGATTCACGGGTCCGTGGCAAGAGCATTTTTCGGTTCAGGTTTCGCCGCTGTCATCGCGGTAGCGGATGATGAGGTCCTTCTCGTCGTGGATCCAGCGCGCGCGTTCCTGCAGGAGGCCGACCATCGAGGCGCGCTGGCGAACGCGGCGCGGGTCGGAGGCGAAGCCCCAGAGGATGGCCAGTTGCTCGAGGGCGGCGCGGACCTGGTGCTGGACGATCTTGCGGTTCACGGTGGCGGAGGTCTGCTGGGCGATCATCGAGCCGTGGATGCCTTCGCAGACCACCGAGACCACGATGCGGTAGGTCTGCCAGCCGAGAAGGGCTTCGGCCTCGCGGAGGCGGCGGGCGGCGCGGATGGCGATGTCGGAGACGCCCGGGTGTGTCCTGCCGCCGTCAACCACGACGAGGCTTGGATCGATCGCCTTCAGGCCGTGGGTCGATGCGGCTTCGTGGCATTCACGCAGGGCTTCGCCGGCCTTCATCTGGGCGGTGTCGATCTCCTGGCGGGCGGCCATGCGCATGAGCGGGTCATGCCGGATGTTGGCCGGCACGGAGATCGTGTTGCCGGGGTCGTAGGGATCCTCGACGGTCCGCACGCCGATCTCGAAGCGGTCATCGTAGCCCGGAACGGCGGAGGACTTGCGGGCGGTCTTTCTTGCCCTTCTGCGGCTGATGCGCGGCATGGCTCGATTCACTGCCCCACAAGGCTGGCTTCCGCCGCGCTGGCGAGGCGCCGCAGTTCGGATGCGATCTCGGACTTCTCGGCGTGAAACGCGTGCGGGTCGCGGTGCTGGGGCACGTTGCGCTCGACGCGGCTTGCGAGGTCGCGGAGCACAGCGGCGATGGGTTCGCTGATGTGCTTCACGAGGCGGCCCTCCACTCGGTCCAGCCATCGCCGTCGCCGGGCTGGATGAGTTGCTCCGGAACGAGGCAGCCGAGTTTGCCTGGCATCGGCCCCCATTTCACGTCCCACTGGCTGAGCTTCCTCGCGACATCGAGGCGTTTCTTCCAGGTGGCCATGAGTTCATCGGCGTTGAAGCCGATCTTGCGGCCGATCTCCGCAAGGCGTTCCTCGATCTTGGGGGTGATCGTGGATTTGCCGCATAGGTCCTCGAGGAAGTTGCGCTCCCAGGGCGACAGGTCGGCTTTCCCCCGGTCGAGCAGGTCGAGGGCCATGGCGCGATGCTGGCCTGTTGCCGGACTTCGCGCGCGCGCGGTACTACTACTCTTGGCTACTGGCTTATGGCTAGCATTGCCTTCGCTATGCGTTCGCATTGCGTCTGGCGGTGCGTTCGCATTGCCCCATCGGGTGCTTGCGCTTTGCGAAGCCTTCTCGGATTTGTCCCTGACCCGGGCCAGTTCCTGCTCGCACCTAGCGTTAGTATAGCCCGCATCGGTGAGGGTGAAGAACTCGCCAAGTACCGAAAGAACCGCGTCTTTTTCCAGTTTCGTGAATGCCTTCACGAGCCGGAAAATCTGTTCCCTGTCTGCCGGCAGCGGTCCCTCCCGCAAGTAGACCGCGTCGATCAGGCGACGATAGGCGCCATCCTCCAGCATCGAAAGATGGCTGGCCTTCTTGTAGTAATCCCCGAGATGAAATTTGAAAAAATTCATCCTTGGGCCTCCATGTCGCGGACCACTCCGCACCCCATGTCGGCGTAGAACTCAAGCACCGGGCACGGGCCTCCGCGGTGCTTCCCGAACGTGACTTCCAGCTTGGTCCTCGTGCGCTCGAGACGCGAGAGCCGGTCGTTCTCCTTGGCCAGGTCGTCATGCTTTGACCGTTCCAGGTAATAGGCTTCCCGGTAAACGAACATGACAACGTCGGCGTCCTGTTCAATGGCCCCGCTCCAGCGAAGGTCAGACAGGTTCGGGCGCTTTTCCTCGCGCCCCTCCACCGCCCTGTTGAGTTGGCAAAGGCAAACGACTGCGCATTGCAGTTCCTTTGCCAGTTGCTTCAGGGCCGCAGAGACTTCTTCGGTTTCCGCCGTCTTGCTACCTTGGTAGCGGTCGGAAGCCCGAATAAGATTCAGGTGATCGATGCAGATGACCTCCAGCCGCTTTCCCTGTGCGGTGAGTCGCTGCGCATATTGCATTGCTGCGCTGCGGATGTCGGTTATGGTCTGGCCGCCGCGGTCGCTGATCGTGAATGGCATGGAGTTGAAGCGCCGGGATGCTTCGGAGATGGCCCGGAAGCGATCTTCGAAGCCCGGCCGGGTGGTGGCCGTGGCGCTGATCTCCCTGTACTCGATGCGCTGGTTGCGAGACCAGGCGAGATCGCAGAGAGCTATCTCGGTCAGTTCGTCCCTGCTCATCTCCAACGAGAAGAACATGACGCCGTGGCCACTGCTCGCGGTTCGCAGCAGCCAGCTAAGGCAAGTGGTGGTCTTGCCCATCCCGGGCCTGCCGGCGATCACATAGAACCGTCCCCGCCGCCAGCCGCCAATTACCCGGCTCAGTTCATGGCTGCCGGGGAAGGCATAATCCTTGACCGCACCACCGTCGGCATAAGCCCGGGACAGGCTCTCCAGCACATCGTTCGCCGCCTGCCCGATGGACTTGACCCCCTCATCCTTGGTGAGGTGCGCTTTCGACAGGCGCTCCATCTCGGCGGCAATGGCCTCCGCCGCCTCCGTGTCTCCCACCTCGACTGCGTTGCCGAGGTCCACCTTGAGCCGGTCATGGCGTATCTGCCGCGCCCACCCCTCGATCCCGATGGCGGGGCACGCCATGGCGACGTAGCGGGCCACCATGGCGGAGGCGGACCAGTTGGCATCCTTGAGGGTGGCGTCGTCGCGGAAGGAGCTTATCAGCCACGCAACGAGCGGGAACCCCTGCAGCCCTTGCCCGGAGCCCTGCCCAAGCCGATCGAAGAGCCGGGCGTTGAAGTTGTCGGAGAAGTGCTCCGGGCCGACAATTGCGCGGGCGGACTGGTACCCTGCCGATGTCTGCTGCGAGAGCAGCGCGCCCAGCAATTCCACCTCGGTCATAAACCGCTCATCCTGCACCGGGTCCTTGGCGCTGTGGGCATAGGGTGCATTCATGTCGGCCTCACCTTCCTCATCGCGGTGCCTCCCCGCGGAAGCGGGCGATCTCCGCCCGAAGTTCGGTGCGGCGCACCAGCGGTCCCACCTTGTGGTCGTAGTCTGGCGACAGGCAGGCGAGCGCGTAGTCCATGATTCCCAGCGCCTCGGCCTCGTCGTGGTGCTCGGTGTACCAGCCGCGGTCCGCCGCGCGCCTCATCGCCTGTTCCTTGAGCCAGGGCTTCCGCTCCTTCTGCTCCAGGTGCTTCGGCGCCACACCCTGACCGATCCAATGGGATCGCCACGAGGCGATCGCCACGCCGGTGGCGCGGATCCTCCGTGCGTGCGCGATCTCCAGAGCCATCCCCTGCATTTGCAGCACCGCCGTGGTGCCATCAAAGTTGAAGGCCCGCGCATCGATGAAAGGGAGTTCCATCGCGATGCAGGTCACCGCGTGCTTCTCGATCTGCGCATCGAGGAACTGCCGCCAGTCGTGGAGCCGCGCACCTTCCTGGCCGCTCCAGTCGCCCGCGGTTTCATAGATGCCCCAGAATGGCCGGCTCATCCCCGGCGAGCCGACGGCCCAGCCGGTCCGGCGCAGCGCGACGTCGAGGGCGAGGACGACGAGATCGGTCATACCGCCCGCTCCTTCCAGTGTATCGCCGCAGGGCCGCAGTGGCCCGTTTCATGCCGCTCGTAGCGGCACTGCTGCCCGTACTCAGACCGGCCGCAACGGAGGTACCGGAGGTCCCGGTCGCTGGCCGAATAGAAGCTGTGGGTGCAGCGCTTGCAGGAGTGCGGATCGCGCTCGAAGAACGGGACGTCCATCGCGGGGAGGCCCTTCATCGCCCTTCCTCCCCTTCGATGTTCTGCAGCCGCCACCCCTCTCCCTTGAAGAACACGATCTCCGCACCGGCCGGGCGAAGCTTCTTGTTCAGCGCAGATGTGTACTGATGGAGATAGACCTTGTTACCGCCGGCGAGCGGCAGCAGCGTCTCCAGGGGGCAGCAATCCTCCGCCTCATTGATGGCCTCAAGGACGGCGAACATCTTGGCACCCAGCCTGAGGTCGTGGCCGTTCACGCTGAAGATGCCGGTGCCGCCTGCCTCGTAAGCCGCACCAGAGGAACCCGGCTCACGGGATGGAGCAGGCAATTGCAGCGGGCTGCTGTCGGCCTCGAGAACGCCAAGCGCCTTCTCCAGCACGGCGATCTCTTCGCGCCGCCTGGCAATCTCCTGCCGCAGGACATCGGTGGCTGACGGCCGGGTCATTTCGTCCTCCGCAACCAGCGGACTTCGGGCGCGCCGTCGTAGCCGTGGCAGAAGATCAACCAGCAATAGTCGGTGGTGCCGTTCCCGGGCTTCCGGCCGGCGGCGATCACCTGGCCCGGCGGCATCGAGGGACGCGGGCTGATGAACCAGACCCTGCGAAGCGGCAACGTCGCCAGCCAGCGCGAGCGTTTGTCGCCCTGTATCCAGTTCGACGGCAGGAGCAGCGCCACCTTGCGCAGCGACATTTCCAGGCACTTCTCCACGAACGGGTAGGTGCCGCTCTTGCGGTCATCGCAGAGCTTGAAGGGAGGGTTCGAGACGATGTTGCTGAAGGGGAACAGTTCGTCGGCCTCGAGCCAGTTCTGCTCCCTCTCGCAGTAAGCGCTGCGCGCCACGATGTCGGAGCCAGTGGCATCGTGCCCGGCGGCGAGGGCGCTCTTCACGATGTTCCCGCTGCCGCATGCCGGATCGTGGATGCTGCCGTCGAAGCGCTCCTCTTCGAAGAGACGCGCCGACACCCATTCCGGCTCGACGTAGAAGTCGTGTTCCTCGCGCGCCCACAACGAGCTTTCCCGCTTGCGGAGAGGGCCTCCAAGGGGAGAGGCAGGCGCGGCGATCTGGTCGCTCATGCCCCGCCTCCAACTTCGCTGGCGATGCGTTCACCGATCCAGCGCATCACGTTGACCGCCATGGAATTGCCGAGGGCCTTGTAGCGTGGCCCGTCGGGGCAATCGCTGGATGGTTTCCCTCGCCAAGGGATGGCAGTGTAATTGTCGGAAAAACCCTGGAGCCTCTCCGCCTCGACGGGGGTCAGTCTTCTGACCGCCATGCCGGCTGCGACGCAGGGCGCGGCATCCCCCTTCCCCGTCTCACCGGATTGGGCGTTGAGGGCGTTCACCACCTCGCCCATGTCGCCCCTTCCATTGCGGGCAATGCGGGGCTGGAAGGCATAGGCCGCGACGCCGTGCCTTGCTCCGGCCTGGAGCGTAAACATGGGATCGCCGTCCTCGCCGATGCCGATCCCGGCACGCGGGTCATCGTTCGAAGAAGGCCCGGTCCGCTTGCCAACCTCGCTGATCGGGATGGCGACCGCCATCTGTCCGCCGCCATTTGCATGGCTGCCGTGGTGCGGCATGGCGCGAAGCGTCGGTGACAGATCCTCGCTGGCGTCGGCGCCATGATCCTTGGAGGAGAAAGCGACCGGCACCAGCGGCGTGCCTCTGCCCGTGCCGTCCTCCGACGCATCGAAGCCTTCACCGCGCAGCGCATGGGTGACGAGCGTCTCGGTCTCGTAATCGAGGCGGCCCATGCCGCCGGCGTTGAGGCAATGGGAGACATCACCTGTCGAGGCTTCGCCCACGAGCCCTGCCCCGCGCTGGCTGAACAGTTCCTGGTTGCTGTAACCGATAGCGCCGGTGTTGAAGGACTGGTTCAGGGTCGGGTGGGGATTTTCCATCCCGTCCCAGTGGCTGCGCTCCCTGCTGCGGCCATGCACCAGGGTGTCGGCCTTGGTGACGCTGTCCTGCGCGCGGAGCGTGGCCCCTAGGCCGCCGCTGTCGGACCACCATCCGCTGCCGCTACTGACCGAAGTGCCGAATCGAGCGCCGGCGGCAGCGTCTTTCCCCGTTTCGCGGCGCGGCGGAGTATCCCGGCGCAGGCCTTCGAACTCAAGAAGAACCGCCGCGGGATCGAACCCCTCTCGAGCACTTGCGACAACGAACACACGACGGCGTCGTTGGGCCAGTCCGAAATATTGGGCATCGAGGATCCGCCACGCGACTGTTCGCGCGGGTCCATCAACCACACCCGCGTTTGTCCATTTCCCCCGAGGCGGATCGTAGGGGGCCGCGTCTCCCGCCAGGGCCGCGAGGACACACCCGAATGCGTTGTCGCGCACCGAGAGGACGCCGGGGACATTCTCCCAGACGACGATACAGGGCGGCCTGCCCCCCCTTCCGGCGAATCGAAGATCGTCAATTGCATCTGCCAGCCTCACAAATTCCAGGGAAAGGTTGCCCCGCTCGTCCGCGAGCGAGTTGCGCAGGCCCGCGACAGAGAAGGCCTGACATGGTGTTCCGCCGACGAGGATGTCGGCATCCACGATCCACGGCTGATCGCGCAGCAGCGTGAAGTCGCCATGCAGCGGCACGTGGGGATAATGATGGGCGAGCACCGCCCGGGCGAATGGCTCGATCTCGCTGAAGGCGAGCGGGGCCCAGCCCAGGCCATGCCACGCCACCGTGGCGGCCTCGATCCCTGAACACACGGAGAGGTATTTCACAGCGCCTCCCCCGTTTCGGAGAGGACCTCGACCGTCATCGGCGTGATGAGGCAGATCGCGGAGAGGGCAATGATGCAGGGCGTGCGGCGCGTGACCCGGCGCGCCCCGGAGGTCACGGCGGTGTCGATCCTCTCGCCGCGCAGCACGGAATCGGTACGGAGCGCTTCGAACACCTCGTCCAGATCGTGGCACGCGGGAATGTCCAGCGTGAACCAGACCAGCGCGCCGTTGCGGTTCTGCATCGAGGTGGTGAGCATCACGATCACGCGAACCGCCTCTCCGCCTTGCGCCTGACAAGAACGGCAGCCTTCGTGATCGCGCTGACATTCTTCTTGCGGTGAACCTCGCAGTAGCGCTGCCCCTCCGCGACTTCGGCGTTGCAGAAGATGTGGTGACCGATCACCGTGTGATCGTGGCCGACGGCCCAGCGGCACCCGCTCGCCTGCAGGATGCCGCACTCCGTTCCGGGCGCGACGGGCTTTTCGCCCTTGAGAGTGATGGCGCCGGGCAGCGGCTGTGCACGGCGCGGAGATGGCGGTGGCGGTTTTGGCTCACTCGGGGGGGAAACCAGCACAAGCCGCGGTGTCTCAGCGCGCGCAGGCCTCTTGCGCGGCTCAGCGCCAGGTACACGGACCTGAGGTCCATGCCTCGTCCCCTTCGCCCGGAACCAGCTTTCCCCCGTGGCCTTCTCGATGCGGTGCACCTTGCCGATCACCGCGTTGCGCGAGCAGCCGAGGCGCGCCCCGACCTGGGTGCAAGAGAGGCCATCCTTGAGGAGCCTCCTCATCTCGCCCACATGATCGTCGGTCCAGACGAAGCCCATCAGGCGGCCTCCTCTTCGCCATCTTCCTCGGCCTGTTCTGCCTTGCCCTCGCTGTCCAGCGCGATGTTGATCGGCTGGATGCGGTCGAGCAGGATCTTCTGGCCGGCGTGCCACCCTTCCATGTGGCGCTGATGATGCTCGTTGTCAGCGGGATAGGCTTCGGTATCCGGGTTCTTGCCGGTGATGCCGGCGACGTAGCCCGCACGATACGCGCGCTCACCAAGCTCGGCATTCGAGAGAATGCTGCTGCTCGGAATCTCGAAGATGGAAAGCTGGGTGCCGATCGGCACGTCCATCCATTGGGCGTACTGCTTGATGTTGCTCAGCGTCCGAAGGACGGCATCGGGATCCTGGTCGGCGAACCGCATGACCATCTCGAGGTCCTTGCGGCAGATGCCTGCATTGAGCGCGAGCTTCCAGATCTTGCCGTAGCGCTTGCGCGCCTTTTCGACCAGCGCCTTCTCCTGCTCGATCTTGCCGAGCCAGACGAGGAAAGTCTCCGCGTCGACGCCGTTGGAACCTGCGTCCGGTCTTATCTCCCTCGGCGCCGTGTCCTGATGCACTCTCCGGCGGCTGCCGGTCCTTGGTTTCGATAGCACGTCCATTCAGGTTGCCTTTCTGCTGGCTGGTTGATTAAAGAAAGGGCGCATCGGAACTCAGCGGCTCCTGCTCATCCTTGCGGCTCTTCGACGGCTGTTGCCGCCTTGATCTTTCGGACGAGACTTTCTGCATCATCGAGCAGATCGCGAAGGGCGCGGTCATCAGGGTCCATGCCCTCGAGGCGCGCGATCTCCATCTCGAGAGCGTGGAGTTGCTGGCGGAGATATCGGCTGTATGCCCCTGCGAGGCGGGACCAGACGCCGAGGGAGACATCCTTTGGTCTGCGAGAGGGCTGGAGGAACTTTCGGACCTCTGCGGGGCTGATCCGCGCCCGCTGTGCGATGTCCCTGACTGTCTGGTCGTCATTCTCGTGTCGTCCTCTGCTCGCCTGGAAAAACGCCTTCACCAGTTCCGTTGCGCGCTCGACGCCGCTGGTGGCGTCATTCGAAAATCCGCACTTCGTGTTCATCGCCAATGACTCCTGATGGCCCATGCTCCCTGCTCATGGGCTGCTACTCACTCACCCCTTCGGTCTCTTGTTGTTGCGAAAACTCATGCTGCTTCACGCTCACTTCCCTCCGCCTGCAGAGCGTCCGCATGCTCAAGGCGAGCCTGCGCAGACTTGCGAAGCTGGTTCACGTTCCAGAGGCGTTCCTCAGGAGTGAGGTGATGGCGAAGCTTGTAAGCCGGCTCCTCTCCCGACTTGCGGGGAATCGGATAGCGATCCTGAAGCTTTCCGCTGAACCTGATGCCAAGGTCGAACTCGCCCTGCGCGCCGTGCGCTTCGTTCTCTTCACCGTCCGCATCCTTCCGTCTGCGGAGGAAATCGCGACACATGTGCTTGAGGTGCTCAAGGCTGAGATAGTTGCAGGCGTCACTTTCGGCGCCGCTCGCTATGGAGGTGTAGACGCCATGGGCCAGAGCCGACGGAGACACGATAACGGCATGGCTCCATTGATCGTACTGGCGGCTGATCTCTTCGATGATGCGGCCATGCTCGTTCATGCGAAGCGCTCCAGTTCGGCCAGGAATTCAGTCACCTTCGGTGTGAGGCGGCGCACGTCCTGCCGCATGGCCGGTGTCATTTCGCTAGCGAGAAACTGCGCCCCGGCCGCGATCACACCGTCCCGCTCGAAGTCCTGCAGCCGCCCCCAGAGCCACAGCGCTCTGCGGTCGATTTCGCGCTTTGGAGGCGGTGTGCGCTCGGTGATCTTGCGGCGCAGAGCGGCGCTTGTCGGCTCTTCGCCCTGCTCCACCATATCGTTGATGGTGCGCGCGACGATGCCGGGTTCGGCCGCCTCGGCATCGCGGAGCTTGCGGGCCTCGTGGATCTCATCGCGGCGCAGGCCGAGGTCGGCGGCGGTAGCAGGGCGAACATCGTTGTGGCTCGCAACGATGTCGGTCCTAACCGATCCGCTCGCCACCTCGCCCCGCTCCTGCGCGGCGTCGTATTCCTCCGCGAGCCGCATCTCGGCACGCGCACGAATGGCAAGCGCATGAGCCTGAGAGCGATGCACCTCGACCATCAGCGTGTCATGAGCTTGCTTCGCCTTGGCGATGCGTGCGGCGCTCTTCGCGGCGTCATAGGCGAGCCGCGCCATTTCGCGGGCTTCCAGCACTTCCGCGCTGGTGCGCGCCGCATCGAGCGCGGCAGTTGCCTTGTCGATCAACTGCGGCAGCGTCTCCCTGGGCATCACCGCCAAGTGGTTCATGCTGCTTCCCCTTCTCGGGGGTACAAATCGGGACGGAGATCGTGTCGGGAGACGCCTGTCGCACGCTCCACGTCGAGGACGCGAAGGGCTGGCACCCGTGTCCACTGGGAGATGGCTTGAGCGGTAACCCCAAGCTTTTCAGCAAGGGCCTTGGAAGAGCCTGCCGTCCGGATTGCGTTCTCAAGAGCTTTATCCATGACGCGGAAATAAAGCACGACTTTAAAAAAGACGCAAGTACAGCTTTGGTGACTATCGAAAGCGGGGCTTTATGGTGCTGAGAATGCAAAAGCTTCCGGATAACCTGACTTTGGCTAAGCGACTGCAGTTCGCGAGAAAGGAATTCACGGAATACAATCAGCGCGAGGTCGCTGATCGCATAGGTGTTTCTCCACAAGCGGTCTCTCAGTGGGAACGAGGCGAAGATACTCCAACCCTGCCAAACCTCACGAAGCTTGCTGCAATTCTTGACTGTCCGCTTTCATGGCTCGTGACCGGTGAACTCGAGCACGTCTCCTCTGAGGAAATAGCCGCCGGCCTGCCTGGTCGCGAGCAGCGCGAGAACAACGGCAAGAGCAGCCTTGAGAACTACAAGAGCGGCGTACCGGGAGCGGTGCCTGAAGTTGATGCGAGGGCGGGCGCCGGATCGGGCCAGGTTGGCGACCACGAGATCGTCACGCTGCAACGGGGAGAGACCTACGTCGGACACCGGGTGATTTCGGACTGGGTTTTTCCGAGCGCTTTCCTGCGGCACGAACTGCACGTGCAGCCCGGTGGCATCATGGTGCTCGAGGTGGTGGGCGACAGCATGTCCCCAACCCTTGAGACCGGCGACCGGGTCATCGTCGACACCAGCCACTCCCGGCCGACGCCCGACGGCATCTACGTGATCGAGGAGGGAGACGGCCCGATGGTAAAGCGCCTGCAACTGATCCGCAGGTCGGAGCCGGCGGAGGTCCGGATCATCTCCGACAACCCCCGCCACGAGCCTTATACCCTGAGGCTGGACGATATTCGGATCATTGGACGGGTGTCGGGCCGAGTGTCTCGGATGTGAATGCCTTCATGACATTCAATGATTGATGCCGGAAGTCTTAGAAACAACTACCGAGTGAAGCCGTAGGTTTTCGCAAGCCTCTTGACTTGGGTGCAGTAGGCAGTGAGTTCCGACTTGCTCATCTCTGTCAGTTGGAATTTGGAGCCTTCCGTCATCAGCTTCAGCGTCGAAGGAAAATCCATATCGTCGGCATCGACGTGCTTCTCAATAAAAGCTGAAATTGCTTCTTGATCATATGTAAGGCCGCAAGCATCCTCGGCGGCGAGGACGCTGCCCAGGTTAGTTGCAGTCTTCATTGCTTTCAAGGAATCGGCCATGGCAGATTGAACGCTGAAACCAAGCATCATCGCAACGGCGAAGGAAAGCTGGCGATCTGTTTTCATTGCTTGACCGCTCTATCTGAAGGCGCTCGTCTGCCTAGCATTGCCAAGATACCTCCGATCAGGGCGAGCGCCATGAACACCGCGACGAGCGTGCCACCCAGAATGGCCCCGGCAATTGCGCAAAGGATTAACAGAACTCCGGGCCAACGGCTGTTCGCCCCCATAGCGACGGCAGCCAGTACAATTGTGAGGAACGAGAACGCAACCCCGCCCCACCCCAGCATGACGACCGTACCGGCCGACTCCGCCTCCAAGGCGCCGCCTACACCACCGATGAACAGCGTCATACCTGCAGCCAGAACTCCAAAAATTCCAGCGATCAAAGCAACAATACCACCCGCCCTCTGCATGTTTTCGGATCTCCCGCTCAGTAAAGGGAATTACAAACTGAGGAATTCCCGCCTGTCAATGTGAATGCACCACTGCCAAGGTTTCGCTGTCTGCGGCGCCCAACCGTGATACGCGAAAATAAAGTAAGACTTGACATGCCTAAAGCATGACTTTAATGCTCCTCCCATCTTAAGGGAGGCATCATGCACCGCGCATACCTTCGGACCCGCGCCAAATCCCTGGCGAAGGCGCTCCACACCACCCCAGGGACCCTGGCTGACGATCTGGGCTGCCTTGCAGCGCTGATCAGCCTCGCGGCGGTCGCCTACATCCTGCTGGTGCTCTGACATGAGCGCCGCCACCCCGCTGCTGACCCCGGGCTGCTTCTACATCTGGCAGGACCGCTACGGCTTCACGGTGAGCGTCTACACCGACCGCCGCAAGATCTGGGGAGCCAGCTTGGTGGAGACGGATGCGCCGCACTTCGCCACGGAGAGTGAAGCCCGGCGCTGGCTCGAGAGGCGCGTCGAGGAAGTGAACTCGAACATGGCGGTGCAGGCATGAGCAAGCACACGCCGCGGCCTTCGGCATTCAGCGAATGCGCGCCTTCAATCACCAATACACAGCTTGAGGCGCTTGAGCGCGCTGCGAAGCGGCCTCGCGGCAACATCTACCCGATCCCCGGATTGAAAGCCTGCGTGGCCGACGGCGTTGGTCTGGCCATTGAACGCCGTGGTCTTGCTGATCGGAGCAGCGGCTCGTTGCGGATCAATGATGCGGGCCGCGCCGCCATCGCCAAGGCGGAGGGCTGGACATGAGCAACCTCACCGTCGGCGACCGCGTGGGCTACAGCGCTGCATTCCTGCGCAGCACGGGTCAGTACACGGGCACGGCGCCGTTCAGGCGCGGCGTGATCCGCAGCATCTATGAACTTACCCCCGGGTTCATGCTGGCGAATGTGCAGTGGGATTTCGACAGGGAGCCTTCTCAGGTCAACATCAAGAACCTTGCCCGCGTGGGCACGATGGCATGGGCGGGGGCGTGATGAAGCACGGCACAATCATCCCCTTCCCACCCCGCGGCCGCCTTTCAACCCTGCCGCCCCACCGCATCATCGCGGTGGGCCGCAACAACGAACTCGCGCGCGACGTCTTTTCGCGCACCGCCTCGCAGCACAACCACCCTGGGTCCTCCCATTCTCAGGCCACTCGCGAGGCGGTCTCTTATTCCGGCAGGACGCCGGATTCCGCGCCGGGCGGTCCCCGGCTGCCTAGTCCAAACACACATACCCCTGTCCAGAAGGCTCCCGGCAGATCCCCGCCGGGGGCCGACTGGATGGAAGAGCAGGACCTTGATGACCTGCTCTACCTGATCCTCTGGATGTGCGTCGGCGGGCTTTACGTGTGCTTCATGGCGGCGGTGACGCTGTGAGGACGCCCACCCCGCGCCATGTCCTCTATCGCTGGCACGCCGATGCGCTTGCCGGCCTAGAGCCTCCGATCGATGACACCGTTCACTGCGGCTGGTTCAAGCGCAAGCTCGTGAAGGGCGGCGTGTTTGTGCCCGCGCGCATATGGATGGCGCAGGAGATCGATCCCGGGAGCGGCGAACTGCTGAGCGACGAGGTGCTGCAATGCGAGGTGAACGGCAGTTACGCCGACCCCGAGGAAGCGTGGTCGTGGCTCTGCGGCAATCCGATCACCGAACAGGAATTCCTCTACCTCCAGGCCGCCGGCGATTGGTCACGCCGCCACGCCCCAGCCGAGCCCATGGCCAATCCGCACCAGCGCGTGGACTGGATGGCGGTTCCGACCCCCACGTTCTGAAACAGGAGATATGCTGATGAATGCCTTTACCGCAGAGGCCGCTACCATGATGGGCCACAATTCGCCGCCCGTCACCCTGGCGGACGAACTTGCCGACGCGCACAAGGAGGACCTCGACCTGAAGGCCGAGTTGCTCGCCGCCTACCACAGCGCGCCGGACCGCATCGATGACGACCTCACCCAGACGAAGGCCGCTGAACTGATCAAGAAGACGCGGGCGCTGGAACTGAAGCTCGACCGTGCGTGCGATGCGCTGAAAGCCCCCTTCGAAGAGAAGGTCAAGGCGATCCGGGGTTTCTTCAAGACCACGATCGAGCCGCTGGAGAAGGCCCGGGTGGCGCTGAACGAAAAGTCGAAGTCCTATCTGCAGCGCAAGGCAGACGAGGAAAAGCGGCGGCTGGCCGAGGAGGAGGAGCGCCGGCGCGCCGCGGCTGCGGAAGCATTGCGGCTGGCGCAGGCGGCCGAGAACGCCAAGACGGCATCGGCGGCGGCAGCACAGGAAGCCGCACGCCTGAAGCAGGAGGCGGATGAGTCGCGCGCTGCCGCAACCTCGGAGCAGGAGACGGCTGCCGCCGCTCTCACATCCGCAAAGGCCACCCACGCCCAGGTGAAGGCGGACATGCTGGCCTACGCTGCTGAGGTCGCGATCCGCGCGAAGAACGGCGACCCCATCGCGGAGGACGTCAAGGCAGCCAAGAAGGCCGAATTCGAGGGTTTGCTCATCAACGCCCGCGCCGAAGTGGACGCCGCCGAGGTGCGCCTCAGGCTGGCGCGCGACAAGGCCATCGCCGCGAAACGGGAGGCTGACCGCCTCGAGGCGGAGCGTCTGGAGGCCGAGCGCAGGGCCAAGGCCGCCGACCGCGAGGCGCAGGCCAATCTCAAGGAGGCGGTGCGCGAGGAGAAGGCCGCCGACAAAATCGCCGCGAAGATCGAGGGCCCCGAGGCCGACCTCGCCCGGACCCGCTCGCTTCACGGCGCGGTGTCGACGCTTTCCCGCCAGTGGGTCTGCGAGGTCCTGGACCGCAACCTCCTCGACAAGGAAGCCCTCTGGCCCTTCATCCACGGGGATGCGCTCCAGACCGCCTTGTGGCGATGGATGAACGCACAAGCCGAAGAAAACCGCGTCATGCGCGGCGCCCGCATCGAACACGAGACCGTCAGTCAGGTCCGATAGAGCCACCACACAGGAGCAAGCACCAGAATGAATCAAGTCGCCGAGAAGCAGGTCCAGACCCTCCAGCCGCCGCGCAAGTCGTCGCTGCTCGAGGTCATGGCAACCCGCTACCACATGGATCCGCAGACCTTCGCCACGACGGTGCGCAAGACCGCAATGCCGTCCAGCGCCACGAACGAGGAATTCGCAGCCTTCATGATGGTGGCGAAGGAATACAATCTGAACCCCATCCTCAAGGAGATCCACGCCTTCCCGAAGAAGGGCGGCGGGATCCAGCCCGTCGTCTCGATCGATGGCTGGGTGAGCCTCATCAATCAGCACCCTCAGCTTGATGGCTACACCTTCGAGTGGACGAACGATGCGAAGGGCGATCCGGTCTCATGCAAGTGCATCATGTACCGGAAGGATCGCAAGCATCCGGTCGAGGTCGAGGAGTTTCTGTCCGAGTGCATCCGGCCCACCGACCCCTGGAAGATGAAGCACCGCATGCTCCGCCACAAGGCACTGATCCAGGCAGCGCGCTACGCCTTCGGTTTCAGCGGCGTCATGGACGAGGATGAGGCTGATCGCATTGCCTCCATGAGGGACATCACCCCACCGCGCCCGCAGATGTCAGATTTTGCGGCCTCGGCAAGCCCGGCAACAGAGACTGCGCCGGCCGAGACACAGCAGGCAGAGACGCACGACCCGGAGACGGGCGAAGTGCAGGAAGGCGAGGCCGGCGATCCGTCGCCCGCCGATGCCTATCAGCTTGGCGTTGAAGCCCGCGACAAAGGCAAAGCGCTCAAGGCCGTGCCGCCCGAGTTCCGCGATCCCAGCATGGAGGCGTTCGCCTCAGCCTGGCAGGCCGGCTGGCGCGCGCGCGACGAGGAACTGGCTGCGGCCAAGAAGTGAATTTTCGGAACGTCAGCAGAAGGAATGATTGAATGACTACACTTCACACCCTCGACCTGGCAGTGGTCGAAATACGCAACAGGTTCAGCAAGGAAATGCAGTTCGGCACTGACGGCAAGCGTGTCGTTCTGCAGAGCATCGACGCCGCCCGCCAAGCGGTCAAGGTAGTGATGAACTGCCTCGATGACATCGAAACGGCGGTCGTCAACACCCTCGATGAGCGCCAGCGGGCGATCGCCACCGTTCTCGGCGTTCCCGGTCCGCAGCCGGAAATGATCGACCAGGCTGCAGAAGCGGTCGAGCAACCGGCAGAGCCAGAGCCGAAGCGCAAGCCGAAGCTGGTGGGCCAGGCTGCAGGGGGTGAGGTATGAGCACATCCCTGACGCCGATCCACACCAAGGTCAGCGATGTTGACCCCGGTGACGCCGGCTGGATCTGGTTCGAGGGACAGTGGTGCCTCGCGCAGGCCGTCGATCACGATCATGGTCTGATGATCGAAATCATGGGAAACGGTGAGTTCGAGAACCTGTCCCTTTCCGCCGATGACCGGCAGATCAAGGACTCGCCCTGGCTCGGCATCTCGCGTCCGCCGTATGAATGCGACGACGAGAAGCCCATCACCCACATGCTGCAATGGACCGATCCCCATGCGCGGTGGACGTTCTCATGGCGCATGGGCGAGGACGAAGGCAGCGCCATTAGCAAAAAGATTTCCGGACTGCTGCATCAATCTCTTGAAGAGAGCAAGGCGGAGAAGCTGGGTGCCGGCTCAGGCGGTGACGCATGAAGACGATCTACCTCGTCAGGAAGATGGGCCGCTACGGCACGGTTCCTACAGATATCCGCGCGTTTGAGACGAGGGCGGATGCGGAAGATCTCATTGAAGTCTTCAAGCGCGCTGGCGCAGAGGGCATTGAGGTCGTCCTTCTTGAACTGTGCCCGGCAACAGCCGCGCCGCAGCCGCACCCTGCGATGGAGAATGCACGGGACCGTCTCGGCCCCGGCCCGCGCTTCACGTACACGCAGGTCGTGGAGCCCCCAGAGGCGGAGGACGCAGCATGACGGCCGTCATCCTCGCAGACAGCACGATCCCCGCCTTCCCGCTCGGCCAGCCCCTCGACGGCCGCAAGCGCTACAGCATGACGCCCAGGCAGGCGAGGGTCTATCACTGGCTGGTGGAGAACAGGCCCCACGGCCATAAGTTCACCGTCGACTTCCGGGGCACGGCCACGTCGGTTGGCATGACCGCTTCCGCCGTCCACTTCTGCGTAATGGAGCTTGTGGACCGCGGCTGGGTGGCCGAGGTGATCGGCAAGGTCCCGGGTGTCTATCAGTTCGTGCACCCGGTGATGAGGTTCAGGGCGCCCCTTGAGCGTGGTGGGGAGTGCTGATGAGCCAGGTGATCGCCATTGTGATCCTCGCCGGCGCTGCCTGCGCATCGCCCCTCGAGCAGCAGCCTCGCGCCACGGTCGCCCATCAGGTCCCCTGCGCAATTGTCGTGCGGGAGCCGGTGGGCAACCCGTTCAAGATCGCCCAAGAACCCAATCGCATCCTCGGCGCTGGCAACAGCGTCTATACGCCTCCTGCCAAGCCCGCAGCGAAGAAGACCAGCCGCTGCAACGGCGGGAAGGTGATCTGGCTGAAGAAGAAGAAGAACGGCAAGCGCCGCTACAGGTGCGCGTCATGAGCCGCGGTCCATTCACCGAGCCGGCCAAGTGCCCATGCTGCGAGAAGTGCTGGCGCGACCCGCGCACCGGGCGATGCATGTGCGGCGGCCCGTTCGCTGGCTATGTCAATGTGGAGAAGAAGCAATGACGGCACAGGCCTATCCGCTCCAGTGGCCGCAGGGGCGCCCGCGCCTGGCATCGTTCAAGCGCAAGGACGGGCGTTTCCACAAGACGGACTGGCGCACCAATGCCAAGCGCTCACTCACCGTCAGCGAGGCGGTGGCGCGGCTCATGGCTGAAGCTAATCGCATCGGCGCGCGGGGGGTGGTGATCAGTTCCAACCTCGAGATCCGGCAGGACGGCCTGCCTCGCTCCGGTCAGCGCAAGCCTGACGATCCCGGCGTGTGCGTCTACTTCCACCTGGCCGGAAAGTCGCGGGCCATGCCTTGCGATACCTACCGGAACGTCGAGGACAACATCGCGGCGATCGCGGCTCACATCGAAGCGACGAGAGCGATCGAGCGCCATGGCGTGGCGACGGTCAGCGAAATGTTCGCAGGCTTCACCGCGCTGCCTCCGCAGCCCGGAGTGCGGACGAAGCGGCCATGGTGGGAGGTGATGAACCTCGACCCGAAGCGGAATGGCCGTGCGGCTATCGAGGCGCGGTTCAGGGAACTCGCGAAGACAAGGCACCCGGATGCCGGTGGATCGGACGAGGCGATGGCAGAACTCAATCAGGCGCGCAAGGAGGCGCTGGGACTATGACACACATCAGCGAAGAAACCCGCGCACAGTTCAAGGCGCTCAAGGCCCGCGCTGCAGATGCCTACGCCGCTGCTGAACCCCAGCGGCAAGCCTACAGGGAGGCGATGCAGCCTCATTACGACGTCATCAACCAGATGGTCGAGCTTGTTGGCGATGTAGACGTGCTCGAGTGCGAGAGTTGCAGCGAGCCGATTTTTGACGCTGACAAGCGCTACTATGCTGACGAGGGCGGCGTGCTGTGCAGCAAGTGCGCGCCGACCTATGCCGATCTACTTGCCAACCCGAAGAGCTTCTTGGACGGCGTCGACGACCTGCCGATGACCCCGGAACGCGCCAAGGCGGTCTGCGATGCTCATGTCGGCGCCGGTGGCTCACTGACCGACAAGATGGCTTTCTGAAACGCCAGGAGGAGCGAATGAAGACAGGCGAACCACAGCCCCGGCGCGGCATAGGCCGCCTCATCGACGTGGCGTTCTCGGTCAACGACAGGGTCCACCCGAAGGGTGCCTATGTGTTCAAGGGTGCATTGCACCACATTGTTCATGCGCACCCCCTCTGCCCAGCCTGCCGTGTGGACCTCCTCGACATGGTGGCCCAAGAAGAGGCAGAGCCGCACCTGGCAAGCATCGCCCGTGATCTCATCGCTCACGGCGATCAGTTTGAAAGCAGGGCGGTGAACGACGATCGCGATGCGCTCCGGGCTGAGATTAATCGGCTCGTCAGCGGCCAGTATGACGTCTACGCCGCCGCGCGCGAGGAATACCGGACCAAGATCGGTGAGCAGGCGGCGGAGATCGAAGGCCTGCGCACCGCTTTGCGGGAAGTCGAATGGGGCGGTCTCACCGATGCGCTGCCGGGCGGTTTTGTTGCAGCCTGCCCCTTCTGCGATGCAGAGCGGGAGAAGGGCGTGCACAACGACGGGTGCCGCCTCGCCGCCGCCCTCCGGCGGGGAAAGTTGTTTCCGGATTCCGGAAAGGAGTTGCCCCGAACAGACCGTGAAACCGAGAACAAAGGGGAACCCGCATGACCGATGAGCAGATCCTTGAGCTTGTGCTCCGCATGCGGAAGGCGCAGCGGCACTTCTTCGCCGTGAGGCGCGAGGGCGGTAACGACCGCGCCGCCCTGGATGCGTCGAAGGACCTTGAGCGACAGGTCGACAAAGCGCTCGCCGCCCGATTTGCCAGCCAGGGGGTGCTGCTGTGAACATCATGATTTCCATCGGCTGGTGGATGCTGCCGCTCACGGTCACGATCGCCGTGGTGATCTGGACGGTGTGGGACGGCCGCCGCGCGACCAGAGAGAACCGAGGCAGCCTGTTCAACATGGATCCGATGATCTGGCTCGTGTTCATGCTGCGAGGCCTTACGGTGATCCTCGCTGCGTGGCTGATCTGGGCGGTGCTGACATGAGCGACACGGTGATCAAGTTTCGCACGATGGCGGGTCGCTGCCGCAGCGGTTCCGATCTGTCTGGCCATATTCACGCGGTCGACTGGTCCAACGGCAAGGCCCTCTGCGGCAAGGCTCCGAAAGGCAAGAGCGCTGGATGGGGAGAGTGGGACAAGGAAGCCCCGACTTGCCCGAAGTGCATCAGGAAGATGGCCGCGAAAGACGCGATGGAGGTCGGGACATGAACGAGCGACCGATCATTTTCTCCGCCCCGATGGTGCGCGCCATCCTCGAAGGGAGGAAAAGCCAAACCCGAAGGATCATCAAGCCGCAGCCGTTCTATGACGGCTATTTCAAGGGCACGGTATCTCTCGACCGCATTTGGGAGGATGGAGGCGCACGGTTCAGCGCAACGGCGGTTGGCGGCGGGGCTACGCGCGAGTGCATCGTGCATACGCGCTACACCGTGGGCGACATTTTGTGGGTGCGGGAGACGTGGGGCTGGGCTTCTCGGATTGTAGCGCCGCCGTCGCCCAACAATCCCGAATATCTGCGCTACGCCGCCGATTGCGCGCAAAGCGGCAAGACTTGGGGTTGGCGACCCTCGATCCACATGCCGCGCTGGGCGAGCCGGATCACCCTCGAGGTCAAGGCGGTGCGCGTGCAGCGGCTGCAGGACATCAGCGAGGAGGAGGCAGAGGCCGAAGGCTGCGACTTCTTCGGCGATCAGACGCTTGCATACAAAGGCAAGTTTGCCGACTTGTGGGATAGCATCCACGGCCCCGGCGCATGGGACGAGAACCCGTGGGTGACGGCCATCAGCTTCACGCGGGTGGTGCCATGAGCGCCAGCGGCTACGGCGTGAAGAACGTGGCGACCGGGCAGATCGACGTCCGAACGGTTTCACCGACCGAGCGAGCCGCCCAGGTGAACTGGCTGGGCTTCAACGGCGTCGTGGTCTTCAACGGCTGGCCCGATGAGGTGATCGAGGACGTGTTCGGCAAGTTCGCCGGCGGGTTCAAGGTCGTGCGGCTGCGGATCGAGGAGTTCAACTAGCCCCATGTCCCGCCCGCCTGTCCCGCGAGTTGCCATTCCGAGGCTTTCAGGACTACCCTCCCCGGCCCGCTCGGCCTTGCTGGCCCTTGCGCGCCTGATGGCCGAGGCAGAGGCGGAACGAATTGTTGGAGATCTTGATGCTCAGATGGGCAATCTACGCGCGCCACAGCAGCGACCGGCAAAACCCCAAATCGTGCGCTGACCAGATCAGGGAGTGCGAGGCGCGGATCGCCGCCCTGGGAGGGGTGATCGTCAAGCGCTACGCCGACGAGTCCGTCTCCGGCGCCCATGAGGCGCAGCGGCCGCAGTATCTGGCCATGCTCACCGCCATGAAGCTCGGCACCTTCGACGCGGTGATGGCCGAAGACCTCGACCGCTACAACCGCAACCTCGAGGCCTCGGCGCGGCTCTACTCGCTCACCGAGAGGGACAGCGTCGAACTCTGGACGATCGCGGATGGCCGGATCACCCAGCTTCACACTGGCCTGAAGGGCCTGATGGGCGAGATGTTCCTCAAGCAACTCTCCGACAAGACCAGGCGCGGCAACCTCGCGGTCGCACGGGATGGCAGGATCCCCGGCGGGAACTGCTACGGCTACCGGGTCGGCGCCGGGGAGAAGCGGGGCCTCCGCGTCATAGACGAAGGCGAGGCCGAGGTGATCAGGAGGATTTATGGGGACTATGCCGCCGGCGTGGCCCCGCGGGCGATATGCGCCGCGCTGAACCGGGAAGGCGTGCAGGCGCCGCGTGGCAAGGAGTGGCGGGTGTCGACGCTCGTCGGCACGGTCAGCCGCCTCAACGGCCTTCTGGTAAACCCGATCTATGTCGGGAGGCCCGTCTTCAACCGTCAGCGTTTCATCAAGGACCCGGAGACGGGAAGGCGCATCGCGCGGCCAAACCCCAGGGAGGTCTGGATCAGCCAGGATGTGCCGGGGCTGCAGATCGTCGACACGGCCCTGTGGGAGGCCGTACAGGCCCGCCGGGTGGACGCGGCAAGGAACTATCCCCCGCACCAGCTACGCCGCCCCAAGACGCTTCTGTCGGGCCTGGTGCGCTGCGAGGAGTGCGGCAGCCCCATGGCGCTCGCCAACGGCTACTTCCGGTGCACGGCGCAGATGAACGCGGGGTCCTGCGGGAACAATCGCGGCGTGCACATGGGCAGGCTGGAAGGCTGGATCCTCGAGGCGCTCCGGACGGCCATGGACGACGAGGTCCTCGTCGAGGAATACACCCGGCACCTCCGGGAAAGCGTGGAGCGCCGGATGGCGGAGCGGGCGCGTGAGGCCGAGAACGTCCAGCGGCGGAGGGGGGAGATTGACCGCAAGATCGCCAACCTGATGGCGGCGATCGAGGAGGGCAAGAGCAGCGCGGCTGTCATGTCGCGCATCAGGGGCCTCGAGGCAGAGCGGGAAAGAATCGAGGTGCCGGCGGAAGTGAATGTGGTCCCGGCGCCGACCGATGCACCCGCACGTTACAGACGACAGCTTGGTGAAGTCGAGAAGTTGCTCGGCAGAGCAAGCACCGAAGGGGTCCGCGCGCGTGAGCTTGTGCGGAGCCTCATTTCGAGGGTCGGCGCTCGGAGACAAGGAAATCAAATACTTATCGAGGCCGATTCAACCCTCGGGGCCCTTCTTGCTTTCGCAAGGGGCCCCGAGTCATGGTCTATAGTGCGTTGCGGGAGCCCGCAGCGGTCTATGGACGCCGAACTGGCCATCCCGATCCTTCGGCTGGTGGCATGACGGAACGCCCATTCTCAGGCGGATTCAGGATGGATGGTGATGAGGCCGGGGAACGGCGCGACCTCCAGCATGGAGGAAAGCGTGGACAGCGTGAACACCCGCCCGTCGGTGTCCCGAACGACAGGTCCGAGCGCATCATTGATCCGCGCCCAGCCGATCCCTCCCAGCACCGCCATGAGTGGAATGCCGCCAAGCCTTACCGATTCGGCCCGGAGACGCCCAAACCGGAGCGCCTTGTCCCGGGCAGTACCCCCGTTGTTGGTGCCCTTGCACTCGAGCATGGCTTTCAGGCTGTCGTCGGCCGGGTCGAAGACCACGAAATCAGGCGCCGGGGTCACATGCACCTCGAAGCGGCGCGCCACATCAGCCTGATTGTGGCTGCCAGTGCGAATGAAGGATATGCCGTAGGCACCGAACAGCGCCTCGACGGCATCCTCGATGAGATCGCCCCTCTTCGTGGACGTGGCATCGAGTACCTGGCGGAAGGCTCCGCCATAGTGCCGCTGATGCAGGAAGACGCGTAACGGCACGCCATTAGCGGCATAGAAACTGACGCTGTCCCAGCCGCCCTGTGTGTCGGGCTTGCGCTGCTTGCTCTTGAGACCGGGCGGGGCATCGCCGAACAATTCGCCGCCCATCGCCATGCTGATGGTCTTCGCCGCGACCTTTGCCTGCGCCTCGGCCTTGGCGAGCGCGGCGACCGTGCCAGACCGCTGGGCGTGGACCGCGCTCCTCTCCATCGTGTCGACCTGCGAAGCGGTGAGCGGAGCCAGATTGTCAGGACCACCGGCCAGCAAAGTGGAGTGAGCGAATTCATCCTTTGTCAGCCCGAGCAGCGTGCGGAAGACCAGCAGGACACACGGACACTGGATCAGCGCCGCCTCGAGCCGGTCCTCTGAAACAAGGGTGAACCCCTCCGTCAGCCGGAACGCTTCGTCGTAGGCCGCAAAGAAGTGCGGGGTCTCATAGAAGGGAGCCTCGTGAATGTAGGCGAAATCCGGAGCGAGATGCGGCATGTAAAGCTCGCGCGCAACTGCCGCATAGATCGCGCCATGATCCTCCGTGCCATGGCGCTGGGGGACCAGCCGGATCTGCTGAATGCGCTGCGCCCAGGTCCCCGCGTCGAGGATCGACTGAATGGTTGCCGCCACGGTCACCGGTCAGCCCTTCATGGCGCCGATCAGCCGTCCAGGGGTGTCGGCGGCGAGGCCGGCCGCAATACGGCGGCGCCCTTCCTTTGCGAATGCCTCGTGCAACTCGATGCCGGCTGCTCTCCGCCCGAGGCGGCGGCCCACGACGACGGTGGTAGCCCCACCCGCAAATGGATCGATTACGACGCCCCCGGCAGGACTCGCTGCCAGGATGAAGAACTGGGCCAGGCCCTCCGGCATGGCGGCAGTGTGCGCCACTCCCTTGTGCTGGTTGTAGGTCTGGGCCACCGAAACGACGTTGCCGGGGTCGGCCCCCCCCAGAAGATAGGTTTTTGTCCGGTCACGCCCGAACCCCGCTTCCGTGCTGCGCCGGCCGAGGGTGTCCTTCTTCCTGCGATCGATCTCGGAGGCGTCCGCCTTGTACGGAACCCGGACGGCACTCAGGTCAAAGAACGGCTTGTTGCCGCGGGCGAAATGATAGACGTACTCGAAGCTGTCCTTTGTCCGCGGCCCGAACCTGCCGGGCACGGCGTTGGGCTTCGCCCAGATGTAAGTCTCCACCCACCGCCAGCCCATGTTCTGCAGGGCGAGCACAAGCTGGTAGACATACGGATGCCGCTGACCCTTGAGGGGTCCCCGGTTTGCCACGCGGTTCTTGATGTTGATGATCAGACTGCCGGTCGGCTTCGCCGCATCGAACATGGCGCGCGCGAACGGCAGGAACCATTCGACATAGCGATCCGGGTGAATGCGGCTGTAGGCCCTGGCATCGGCGTACGGTGGGGACATGAAGAAAAGATCGACGCTTTCGCGAGGAAGGAGCGGAAGAATGGCCAGCGAATCCCCTTCCATCACGCCTTCCTCGAGCATGCGCGCCAGAACCCGCTCGCCGCCTTCCTGGGGGGCGGCTGGCATTTCGGCCGGCGACGAAGGATCTGAACGGCCATGATCGCCTTGAGCCGAACCGTGAACCAGCTTCAGGGCCGGTCTCTTGCGCATCGCGTTGCCTCCTGGAATCGGGTTCTGATCGCCGGTATTTCTGAACCAGAAGGGCTGCTGGGGCAAGACGCTCCCCCAAGAACGACAAAAAGGCCCGCCACCGATGTTACTCGGTGCGCGGGCCTCTTTGCGCTCGACCTGCGGTCCCAGCCGCTGCCGCAGGGAGATCGTCAGGTGTCGGGTGGTGCCCAGAAGCAGAAGAAATCTCTCGGCCTCACGTTTGGCTCATGGCGCGAGGGGATACAGACGCGAAACTCGCCGCTCCATTCTGGCGGCGTCGGCTGAATGCGATTGAACGGGATCACCGTGTCAACGTCGCCTATGCGGTTCGGGTTGATCTTGCGGGCTTGCGCTTCGGTGAGGCGAAGCCTGATCCCGTCATCACCGGGCGTCAGAACACCGGGTTCCACCTTCAAGACTTCGCAGTCCTCGCCGCCGCAACACAGGAGGCCCGTCTGAGGGTCGCGCTTACCTTCGTATGGATCAGGAAAGATCACGACTGAGTTTGAACGGATCGGCTGGTGCGCGTGCGCCTCTCCGATGACGGCGACGATCAGGGTCAGGATGAAGGCGGCGAAGATCAGGACAAGCAAGGAAAGCTGGCGAAGCACGGCGTTCTCCTTTCCTATGGTTTTGCGTTCGGCAAATCGAGCGATGACTTCCGTTCACGGAGCATCATCTTGATTTCGGTCAATTCGTCGAAGACGCGAGCATCCCGCTGCTCCAGGACGATGATGCGCGCCTCGTGGTTCATCATCGGCTTGTCGGCAAGTTCAAGGGCCGACACGCGTGCATCGAGCCTCTGGAAGCTGCTCGCGACGAACCATGTGAGTGCCGACGCATGAAGCACCAGCACCACAACGACCGGAAGCGGTATCGCGGATGACAGGAGATTGTGAACGGCGGGCGGCATGGATCACCGCCCTACGCTGGTGGGTACTCTCCGCTGGTCAGTGTCGCGGAGGTCATCAATCTTGTCCTCGATGCGCTCAAGGCGGCTCGTGACTGTTTCGAGGTAGTCCTTCTGCACATACTTATCATCGACGTGCCGCATGAAATCGGTCTGCTGCTGCTGCAAGCGAAGCACGGTGTCGTACTGGTTCTGCAGCCACCATCCACCAAAGAGGAGCGCGATGGCCGTGATGAATGCGATCCAGCGGCTCTCAAGCTTGGTCACATTACTGCCATTGCCGTTTTCGGCCATTGGTTCCTCCCTAGATTCCGAGGTTGAGTGCGTTCGATGCGAAGGCCCGCGAGCGCCTCCTTGCCCGCGCCATGACGGTGGAATGCGCCTCAAGGTGTGCGGAGGTGGTTCGATCCGCCTTGGCCTCCGTGATGAGCCCTGCGACGGCGACGAGGGCCGCCCCGCGCGCCCTGTCCCGCATTGCATCCGCTGCCGCGGCACTGGTCGCGGCAAGGACCGCGCTGCGCGATGCCTCGCGCCGGGCCTGTGCGGCCACGCCAGCGCCACCAGCAAGGAGCGCCGAAGCAGGGCGAAGGGCTGTGGCGGTGGCCGCAATCGTGCCGGATGCCGCAAGGAGCGCCGCGCGGGGCCTGATCGCACCCGCCCTCGCCACGATGGCCGATGCCGCAGGCAGGATGGCTGCACGATGCCGTGCCCTTGCAGCCGTCGCCGCGATGGTTGACGTGGAGGCGAGCAAGGCGGATCGCGAGAACAGGCCGCGCGCCGAAGCGGCGAGGCTTGCGCCTGCCTGCAGGATCGCAGCCCTGCTCGCGATGCGCCGTCCGCTTGCACTGAGCGATGCGGAAGACGAAAGCTGCGCGGATCGCGCGCGCGGGACCGACGCCGTTGCCGCAAGCGATGCCGATGCAGACATGATCGCCGTGCGCAGGCGAAGCCCGCCGCCGACACTCAGGCTTGATCCGGCTGCGGCAAGATGAGCCGATGCTTGGAATTGTCCCGAAGGCTTCGCGGCGATGGCGGACGATGCAGAAAGCGCAGCGCTCGCGGATCGCGTCCGGGCTGCAGGAGCGGACACCGATGCGCTGGCGACCAGCGACGCTGCCACGTTTCGGAATGCTGCGGCATAGCCGAACATGACTGCCGTGTGATCGGCAAGCGTTGCCGGGAACAAGCCCTGATAGGTGCCGCGCTCCGTCGAGGGCCACGCGAAGCGAAGCGTGATGTCGATGGTCGCCCCGGCTGCGACTTGAAGGCCGACGGTGAGGCGGGCCGCGACTGCCGTTCCGCTTGTGCATGTCCTCGAAGCCGACGCCTCGCGCCAGTTCGTGATGTCCTGCGATCCGTCCCAAAAGAGCGCAATCGTTCCGGCTTGCCGCGAGCCATTGTCCAGATGCTCGCCGAGATCGAGGCGAACATTCGTGATGCCGTCCGTGGTTCCGCCGACCATCTTCGCCAGAGCGCCGCCACTCACAACATCGCCCGCCTTCGTCGGCAGCGCGCCGTTCGCAAGCAATGGCTGCGACGGGAAGATCGTCGGATAACCAATCGATCCCGATGTGTTGGTGCCGAACCAGCGAACGTCGAGGTAGGAATAGCCGCCATCGACGCCAGACCCGACAACCTGTCGTGTGATCCCGGCGACCGTGCTGCTCGCCCATCCGGTCGGCATCGTGCCGGGAGTTCCGGCGACCGCGCCAGCGAAGGCGGAATTTCCAACCCAATTGATGCGGCCTGCGCTGGCGATGAGTGCGGCCGACCTGTGCCGGGACCTCGTGGCCGTGGCCTCGATGGCAGACGATGCAGCGAGTGCCGCCGAACGGACGCGGGCGGCAGATGCGACGGCGACAAGCGCTGCCGAAGCCGAGATCACTGCGCCTCGTGGCCGCGATGCACCCGCGATGGCTGCGAGCGAGGCCGAAGATGCGAGCAGCGCCGAGCGGGCGCGCCATGCACGCCCCGCCGCCGCGATGGATGCGGAAGCGGCGAGCGCCGCCGAGCGATTGCCGATGCGTTGGCCTGTCGAGAGAAGCGCGCCAGTGCCGCCGAGGATCGCCGCACGCGGACGGGTCGCGAGCGCCGATGCACCGAGCGCTGCGCTGGCAACAAGCGCCGCAGCGCGATTTCCGATGCGCCGTCCCGTTGCCGAAATGCCAGCCGCACCGACGAGCGAAGCGTCCGCGTCCCATGTGGTCGATGGCGAAGCGGTCTTGCTCCACGTCTCATGCGGCCACAGGACATGCGTCCAGCCTTGCGCCAGATGGCCGACCTTGCGGGCGAGCGCCGTGATCTTGCCAGAAGCCGCGAGTGCCGCAGCACCGACGCGCCAGCCTTCACCATTGGCAGTGATGCGCGCCGGGGTGACAAGGCTCGCGGTGACGCCGCGCGTGGTGAGGGTGGCGGCGCTGATCGACGCGGTGGCCCGAAGGTTCGCCGTCGCAGGATACGGCTCGATCCGCTCTGCCACGGCATTGATGGTGGCGCTCGCGACAAGCGATGCGCCCGGCTCGACGGGGAAATAGTCTGCGAGGAGTATCTTCCCCGCGAGTTCATCGTCCCAAGCATCCGACGCGCCGTTGAGCGAGAGCGGCTTGTCGATCCCCGACACCCTGTCCATGTCGGGTCAGCCGTGCGCGATCTTGCCGCTGCCGCGCACCGTTCCGGTCGAGGTCGTGGAAACCTGAGCGATGAGGAACAGGCAGCTATCGTTCGGGAGTTCCGAAATCGGAAGGTCGGCCCAATTGGCGGACCACTTGAAGTTCGCGACCGGGCATCCGAGGGATGCGCGCGGCCTCGTCGCGGTGACGCCGAAATTGCCAGCCGTTCCGGTCGTGGCCGAGAGCGTGACGGTGTTCACGTCACGGATGAACTTGCCGCTATCCGCTGCCGGGATCAGGCCATTGAGCGGCACCATGAAGGACGCGCGGCGCGTGGCCGCGAGCGAGATGCCCGTGAGGTTGCCGCTCGATCCATCGTTGTAAGTGACGTTCACCGTGGCCGTGACGGCGGTCGATCCGGTGTCGGTGTACCATTCGAGCCACCACTGAACGTCCGAATAGTTGGCATCACCGATGCGCGCCGCGAGATTGTTGGTGGCGAGGTTCGCGGAGATGTCCACGTTGACGGTCTGCGCCGTGGCGACGTTGCCGACAAGGCCGCCCATGTGCATGAGGCGGTCGTGAAGCTCAAGCACCTGCTGCGCGTTGGAGCAGACCGCTTCGAGATAGGCGATGTAACTGGTCGCGGGCGCGGTCTGCTGCGTGAAGTTGAACGAGCCGAGAAGACCATGCGCGCACACGGCGGCAGCGCCGGGAATGGCACCCTGCCCCGGCTGTCCGGTCGCACGCCACAGCGAATGGAACTGACCAGCGGCGGCGTTGGCGATTGATGCCTTGTCGATCACAAGGCGGCTGGAATTGTTCGCCAGCCCATTGATGAGGCCGTCGCGTGTGGAGATCGTCATGGTGGCTCCCGTTGCAGAAAAGACCCGCGCATGAAGCGCGGGTCACTGTTGGCTGGATCGGCTGCTCGTCAGTCGATTGAACAGTCGAGCTGACCAGCGGCGAAGCGCAGGCTGTCGTTCACGTTGATCGTGACGGGCGAGGAAAGCGCGCCTTTGTAAAGGCACTGCCCGCTCGACACCGCCGTCCAGACGGAGACATGCGTGACGTCGCCCCAGTTCACTCCGGTATTCGGGCCGAAGGTGATGTCGGCATCGTTGTCCACGAGGCCGTTGGTGTCCTCGGTGAAGGTTGCGGACTGGCGCGCATAGCCGTTGCCGGAGAGTTCGCCCACGCTGCCATCTTCGCCGGGATCGGCGGTGTGCAGCGCCACGAACCATGCGGTGGGGCGGGAGACGGCGGCGGCGGTCATAAGCCACTTGATGACCTGACTTTCGGCGTAGTTGGAAAGGGCTGTCATAGCTCTTGCTCCTTAAAGGTTAGCGGTAGTCGAAGCCGATTGGGTCGCCGTAAACGGTCGCGCCTGCATCGGTGGTGGAAAGGATGATGCGGTCGCGCGCACCCGCGCTCCGCGTGATTTCCGGCACGGAGCCGGATTGCCAGATGGTTCCGTTCGGCCACGCGAGAATGCCGAAGTCGCCTTCATTCAAAATCTCAAGAGTGAGCCGCGCGATCCTGTTCGCTGCCGGCCAGCCCGTCACCGCGAACGAGGTCACGTCCCCGGCAAGCGTCAGCCGGACATGCTTGCCGAGGGAGTAGTCGATGATGAGCGCGCCGCTCGCCGTGATGAACTGGACCGGCTCGAGCCAAGGATCGGGACCCTGGTCGCCCTGGGCGCCACGAGGACCCGGCGAGGCGACGAGCGCGATCTCCGCCCGAGGCGAGGCAAGCGAGAGCGCGATGGGCGCGCTGGACCTGACCGCCACCTCGATGGGAACGGTCTGTGTCGTGACAGAGATCTCCTGCATCAGGGAAGTCCGCGCGTAACGGGGATCGTGACGGGAACGGTCAGCCGGAAGCCGAGATAGGCGTCTGGATCGACATCGGTGCGGACGAAGTCCATCACCACGTCACCGGGCGCCCATTCCCTTGAAGCCACGCCGGGAATGGTGATGTCGATGCGGAAGTCATCGACGCGCACGATCTGCCCGGCTGCGGTCGAGAGCGTCACCAGGGGCGCTGCATCGGCAATCTTTCGCCGCACGTGACCGGTGATCGCCACGCCGGAGGGAAATGCCGCGGTGTCGGCCACAATCCGAAGTGACCAGTTGTACCCGGCCACGATGGCCGGGCCTGCTTGGACCTCTGTCGTCATTTCGGTGCGCTGCTCCCTCGGAACACGAACGCGCCGCCGCCGAGGCAGAGCGCGAGAATGGCGTAGGCCCAGTCAACCGTGGCGCCCGCGGAGGGCCAGGCGGTCCCGGTTACCAGAAGGAACGCCGACGCGCCCCACTGGTACCAGAGCAGGACGAAAAGCTGAGTGACGATGACCGCCGCGAAGGCGCGGGCGATGACAGGTGACTGGCGCACCGTCTGCTGGAACTCCGCGTACTGCTTCGCCGCCACTTCGGTCCATGCCTTCTCGGTTTCCCTGACCGTTTCCTGAACGGCGATCTCCACCCGCGATCTGAACTCCGCCTCGGAAATCTGCTTCTTCAGGTAGAGTTCGAAGACGCCGGTCACCTTGTCGAGCACCTTGCCCGTCAGGACGTTGAGGATGGCGCCGATCACGTCACCATCCCCCCGACGAGGCCGCAGACGGCGAGGACGAAACCGACAGCCAGGAGGAGCAGGCCATCAGCCTTGGCCTCGCCAGAGGCCCTGTCCATGAGGATGTGCCCCCACACGGCGATGGCGACGCCGCCGACCAGCATCGCGAGGGCGATCACGACTTCGTCTCCATCGGCTTGTTCGCGGGCGCCCAATAGACGATCACGCCATTGATGAAGCCGCCGACTGCGGCGGAGATCGTGATTTCCATGCCGTCATCGATGTTGAAGCCGAAGGTCTTCTCGGCGTGCTTGATGATGGCGATGGTGATGGCGGCTGCAAGGCCGGCCGCGAATGCCTTGCTGCGCTCCTTGATGTAGTCGCCCATCACTCGCCTCCCATGAAAATCCAGCCGAAGATTGCGGCGGCAGCGGCGGCGATCACGCCGACGATCACTTGCGCCGCGCTCATGTGCGGCTGCGCCTCCGTCTCGGGCGGCGGTTCGGGAGCAGGCGCGGGATCGGGCTTCGGCGCGGGCTTCGCGATCGTGACGGTTGCCGAAACGTCCTTGACCTCACCCTTGCCCTCCGTGATGAGCGCAGCGCGGATGACCGCCTCATAGCGGCGCGCAAGTTCCGCGAACTCGTCGGCGCGATCCATGATGTTGATGATGCGCCGCGCCTCGCGATAGTTGGTGCCCTTGTCATTGATGTAGTCGGAGAGTTTCTTCCCGGTGAAGATGCCTTCGACCATTCCGATGACCAGAATCTTCGCGGCGATCTCTGGCTTCAGCGCGAGGTCCGGCTCCTCGTAGAGTGGGAGGCCGAGACGCTTCCCGAGCTTCCGATAGTTGTCGGCCCAGGTGATCTGCACGAAGCCGCGCCCGAAGTAGACCTCCCCGGTCGAGGGATCAGGAACGCCATAGCGCTTGCCCTGTCCCCTGCCGACCTCACGGACGGGCTGCATGGCGGAGCCGACTTCGCCGCGCGTGGTCGAGAAGATGTAGGACAGGTGCCGGGGATCGGTGACGCCGTGGGTGCGGGCGGCATAGAGAATCGCCTCATAGCTGGCGACCTGCGCCTCGGACAGGGAGCCTCCGTGCATGCTGGCGCGGAGGCCGTCAAAGAGCCTCTTGTGGTCAATCTTCATGACCGGTTCTCCTCTGGTTTGGCTAGGAACCCGCCCCCGCCCCTGCTGACTTCAACTCGAGGCGCGTGGTGAAACCCGAGCGGGAATATTCGTGGTCTACGCTCTCGATCCGGTATGGCCCGTCGATCCCTGCGCGGCACCCGGAAAGGAGGCACAGCCCGTCGGGAATCGCCCCGGTGTTCCCCTCGATGGTGACGCTCCCCTCGGCTACGTCGCGCTCGCTGGTGGCCTTGTCCGATCCCGCCCGGTCCTTCGACTGCGCTTCGTTCGGCTCCGGGAAGCGGGCCACGCTCTCGGCCTCGGCCTCAAGCTGGACCTCGACCTCCTGCTCCTTCCACTTCGCCTCCTTGCGGTCGTACCAGCGGGCGCGGGTCTTCTTGAATGCAGGGCGGCCGAGCGCGGGAGTGATGTCCCATGAGTGGAGGTTCTCGCCCCAGCGCGCCATCACGAAGGACGTGTAGCCGCCCATGCGCTTCGACAGCGTTGCCGTCTTGCCCTGCACGCGGAAGTTCCCGCCGATCTCCCGCGCCAGGCGCTCGCCGAGGTGGATGAAGCTCTCATCCCGCATCTCGACATACTCGCGCTCGATGTCCGCGAGGCCGGGATCGACCTCCACGGACGTGATGCCGGCGGTCTTTCCCGCCTCGGTCAGCACGTCCTTGACGGTCTTCCTGTCGAAGTGCCGCTGCTGCGGCTCCTTCGCCTTCGACTTGGTGTCGATGCCCTTCGCGGTGACAGTGATCGTGCGGCCCGAGCGAGAGCCGCTGGAGCGCACTTCGTCCACCGTGCCGGCGAAGACCAGCCGCACTCCGGCCCCCTCCCATCCGAGCATGATCACGACAGGGACTCCATCCTGCGGCAGGACAACCCTGCCGTCCGTGTCATCAAGCTCGATGCTCGCCGTGTCGCTGTGCGTTCCCACCTTGTCGGAAACCCTAAGCGAGATCAGATGCGGATTGAGCGCGGAGGTGACATCGCTCCCCGCGATCGTCACCATGTAGACGGCGCGCTTGGTCATGGCTCACCAAAGCTTGATGGGATCAAGAATCGCCTCGCCGCGGGGGATCGGCACGGGAAGCAGAAAGGTCGTGCCGAGCGGAAGGAAGTAGCCCAGTTCGGCAAGCTCCTGATTGATATCGAGGATCTGCTCCACCAGCCCTGGCATTGGACGATGGAAACGCCTCCAGACGATAAGCGAGAGCGTGATCTGCTCTCCCGTCACCGTCACGTTTTCATAGACCATGCCACTATCTCCGCAGGATGCTGTTCACGGCGGTAGAAATGAAGCCAGTCGCCCCGCCACCAAGGCCTCCCGACATGATCGAGAAGAACGATCCATCCGACGGCTTCCCGGTCCGCTTGACCTCGATGTCCACGTCGATGATCTGTCCGACGCCTTTCGCATCAAGATAGGAGGAGCGCTCCGTCACGCGCTCGATCGCCACCCACCCCATCGGCTTGCCATCGCCGCGAACGAGATATTGCGGCTTGCCGCTCGTCCTCGCCTGCTGGAGCTTCTGCAGGTCCTCCATCCCGCCGAACTTCGCCGGGAACAGCCGCGCCTGAATGGTCCACGTCTCTGGGCCCTCACCGACCCACTCGAGCGGCGGGCGCGCCCCGACCACCGGCTTCTCCGCGAAGGAGGTCTCGTGCGTGTGTGACATGCCCGTCGCGTTGAACGGCCACACCTGGAATGCCACCGGGCCAAGCTTCATCAGCATCAGGTGAACCTCAATCCGGCATCGGCATAGACCCCGCGGAACGCCTGGCGGACCTCGTCACGCAGCACGCGCCTGATGTTCTCGACGGTCGACGCATCCGCATTGCCGCTAATGGAGATGTTGAAAGTCGGCGAAATCGTCGTTCCGCCGCCGCCCTTACCGACCTGGCCGATGTAGCCGTTCTGCGACGGCGTGAAGATTTCGGGACGGTGCTCACCGACCAGATAGGACTTGCCGCGGGTGACGGGACCTCCGCGCGCTCTGCCGTCGATTGAGTCACTCATGGCGGCGGCGTCTCCCGGCGCCGCCTTAACGCCGGATGGCTGGCCGCCCCCGCCACCACCGCCGAGCCACGAAGGCATCGAGGGCCACTTAAGAATCCCCGAGAGATCGATGCTCCCGATGGCCGCGACGATGCGGGACGGCAATTCGGAGAACCACGCGAGCAATTCATTGAACGCTGTCTTGATGGCAGTGATCATTGCTTCCGCGAGATCGGAACCGGACTTCCGATAGGCTTCCTTCTGTCCGTCGGTGAGCGTCTCCTGTTCGAAGACGGAAGAAAGCCAGCCCATGAAGTCGGAGATCTTCTGCGAGGCCCACTCGTAACCGCTTCCGATGGCGCGCGCTAGGCCCGCGATGGGTTCCATCACAGGCTCAAGTGCCGCGAATGCCGGCTGAAGCTCCGTCATCAGCGTGCTTGCGAAGCCGCCGACGAACGACGAAATGCGGTCCCAATAATACCACAGCGAGTATGCCGCCGCGGCGACGAGCGCAACGGCCGCAGCGATGCCGAGCCACACTGGCGCGGAGATCGTCGCGAGCGCAGCGCCGATGGAAGTCATCGCCGTCGCCAGACCGGACAGGCCGGGAACAGCTTGCGCCATGCCGCGCAGCCCCGCTCCCATCGTCGTGAAGGTGGTCATGTTCGCGCCGCTCATGCCCGCGAGCGCCTTGCTCAACGCGATCTGTCCCGCCGCCGCCTTGTGAACTCCGGTCGCGAATGTCGTGACGCCCTTCGTCATCGACAGGAGGCCACCGAAGCCAAGAGCGCCGACGTACTTGAACGCGATCAGGGCGGCGTTCAGCGCGAGAAGTCCGGCGGTGACCCCGACGATGCTTGCCGCAAGCTGCGGGTTCTTCTCCGCCCAGGAACCGATTGCCGTGATGATCGGCGTCAGCTTTTCAAGGATGGTCGTGAGGGCGGGAATCAGAGCATCGCCAAGCGCGATGTTCATGGCATTCATCGTGTTGCCGAACATCTTCATTTTGGCATCGAAGTTGTCGATTCGCTTCTCGAACTCGCGTTGCGATGCGCCGGCGTTCGCCGTGTCATCGGCCACCAGGCCAAGCGCCTGCCGCAGCAGATCGAGGTTGTTCAGCAGCGGGCCAATGGCATCAACAGCGCGCTTGTCGAAGAGATCGGTGAGGGTCGAAGCCTGCTGATCCTTTGGAAGCTTCGCGACGCGCTCAAGCACATCGACCACCGCGACCATGCCTTCGGCCTGCATCCGCTTCGGGAAGCTCTTTGCATCGAGGCCGAGGCGCTTCATCGCACCGGCCTGCTCCTTCGTCATTCCTGACCCCTGCGCCAGATTGAGGAACAGGTTTCGGATGGCGGTGCCGGCGCTTTCTGCATCGGCGCCAGCGCTGGTCATTGCGCTGCCGAGGGCGGCGACGTCCTTCGCCTTCACACCGACCACTTCACCGAGCGCGCCGACGCGGTTCACCACGTCAAGGACTTGCCGCTCGCTGGTCGCCATGTTGTTCGCCAGCACGTTCATGTGGTCGGCGAGCAGCATCACTTCCGGGTTCGATAGCTTGAGCGCGGCCTTGAGATTGGCGAGAGCCTTGCCGCTCTCCTCCGTGCTGATTTCGAAGGCGGTCGCGACTTGCGCTACGTTCTCCGTGAAGCCTGCAAGCTCGTCCAAAGCGACGCCGGCCTGTCCGCCGGCCGCCGCGATCTGCGTCAGTTCTTCGACGCTCAGCGGCACGCGACGCGACAGATCGATGAGCGATTTGCGGAACGCCGATGCGGAGTAGGGCCCTTCCGTCGGGAACTCGACCACCTTCTTCACGTCAGCAAAGGCGGCCTCGAACTTCCGGGAGGCATTGACGGGAGCACCGATTGCCCTTCCAAGCGCATACACGGTCGCGATGGCGTCCACCATCTGCCCACGATAGGTATCGATCCGCCGCGTGTTCCTCGCCATCGCAGCGTCGAGGCGGTCAGCGAAGGTGACGCTTCCGCGTGCACCCTGTACCGACTTGCCTATGCGGGAGAGCGCGGTAGCGACAGACCGCGCGGGGCCTGTGACCTGATCGATCAGGCGAACGATGAGGGACGAAACCTGTTCAGCCATCAGAAGCCCCGAACCTTTGCGATTCGCGCGGCTTCATGGTGCCATTCCATGAAGTCGCGCAGATCCATTTCGAGAAGTTCGGTCACGGGCGTGTGCAGCATGTGCGCGACGTCCGCGACCATCGATGTCATTCCGCCCGCGTGGGCTGTGGCAAAAAACCCGCGAGCTTCTCCTGCAACGCGGTGAAGTCCATCGCATCCATTTCCTCGACGGCCTCGACGGAAAGCCCCGTCACGGCCGCGAGAAGGGCGATGCCTGCAGCGAATTCACCGCCATCGTTCCGGGCCGCCTCCGCGACCCGAAGATGCTTAACCTTCACGGTGCTGACTTCCACGTCCTTGATCGTGGAGCCGTCAGCCATCTTGATCGGCGTCTTGAGAGAATGCTTCATGGTCAACCCCTGGCGGTTCTGGATCAGGCGCCCGTCGCGGGAACGCGAAGGATGCGGTTTTCGTCGGCGTTCTCGTCCACGCCGTCGACCTGCCAGGTGTTCTCGAAGAAGTCCCACACGATCTTGGGCTTGCCGTCAAACCAAAGCTCGTAGTGGGTGACTTCGTTCAGCGCGTACTCATGGCCGAGCATCTCGCCGCGGGTGAAGGCATCGGCCTCGATCTTGCCGAGACGCGCCTCGATGATCGCCTTCGCCTCGGTGGCGCGGCCCGTCCGCTTGTCGCGGATCACGCCATATGCGGTGTAAACATTCTTGTACCGCGAGCCGAGGCCGAACTGGGCCAACAGGGCGGGATCGAAGCCGCCAAGCTTGAAGGTCGGCTCGAGCTTCTGGACGCCGACCTCCACCTCGATTGCCACGCGGGCGCCGCCACCGTGGTGATCGGCATAGATCGCCTGGAGCGGCGGCAGCTTGAGTTCCGAAAGCGTGAGGTGCTTGGAGGCCGTCGGGTCGTGATCGCCACAAAACAAATTTGCTGCCTCCATGACATATACTGTATTGGTCATGTGCCTATCCTTTTCAGTTCGATGATGTTTGAGGCATAGTAAACGCCGTGCTTGCCTTCGTCCTTGGTCACAAGACCGCGATCACGCAGTCGCCTCAAAGAGTTTGCGACGGAACCTTTCTTGTGGTCCTGAAATCCATTCCGGATTTCAGTAAAGCTCAAGCCGGGGTTGTTGCGAACAAAGGCCAAAAGACTTCCAAGAACCGTCTTGTCAAAGACGCTTGCTCGAAATTTCTTTATACCAACATGCAGCGCCGCACGTTTCTCTGGATCGGCCCAGGCCGACTTGAGCCTTGCGCTATTCCTTTCGACGCGCTGCGGGTGGCGCTGTGCGTCTACTACCTTTTGACGATGGTACTCCTTCACATCGGGATCGGCCCATCGGGTGCGCTGGCGCGCCCTATAGTCCTCGCGGTCCCACGGCTTGCCAGCATTCCATAGTTGTGCCGCCTCAAAACCCTTCTTGACCTCGATTTCCGTGCGATAGGCGTCCGCATTGGAGAGTCCGTCGCAAAGTATCTCGTGATCAATGGTGCTGCCCGCGACATAGGCGCGAAACAGCTTGTCGTAGAACATGCTCACGGCAATCACGCTTTCGCCCGCGGCACGGCGTCTAGCCATGCTGCGGACAATCTTCATGTGCGCGTTGAGCCTTCGTCCGGTACCTTTGCCAATGTAGCGAACAATGCCATCGACCCGGACTGCGTAGACATACGCTTTATCCATTTCGACGCCCTCGATGTTAGCCCGTCACCGCATCAAGCTGCGACAGCAGATCGTCGAGAAGCGCATCGAGCGCGGGACGATAGCGTGCAGACTGGATGCCGAGATAGCGGAGGACGGGCGGTTCTTCGGCGGCGAAGTTCACGGTGAACTTGCCGAGGCGAAGCTGCTCCGGGCTGTTCTGGTCGCGCGTGAACGCGATCCGGTAGCCGAGAATGTCGCCATCCGCCTTGAGATCGCGCATCGCAAACGCCATGGTGTTGCGGATCGCCTCGATGGTCTGCCCGGTGATGTTGAACCGGCCGAGATAGAAGCGAAGCGTCCGGAGGAACATGAGGTGGATGTAGTCCCTGCCGCGAACCACGTTGTAGAACTGCCAGAGCGGGTCTTCCGAGCAGGTGTCGGTACCAACGAAGACGAAGCCGCCCGAGGCTATGGCGGTCTCGACGCCCATTTCGCCACGGATGATCACGCCGCCGTTCTGCGACAGGATCGCCTGTCCCTCGGTCGCCCCGTCGGTGAGCGAGAAGTTGATGTTGCGCGAAGGACCGACAATGCCCTGCACGGGCTGGTTGGCCCAGGAGTGAAAGGGCCGCCCCTGGTACTGGTGGTCCCGGCGAACGGCAATGCCGAGAATGCGCGGCGACGCGGGCTGCACCGTGCCGCTCACGCCCACCTTCACCGCAGTCTCTACCGGGATCAGGCGCTCGCTCTGCATCGTCTCCCGCCAGGCCGTGTAGGCGGCGAGCGTCGAGGCGGGGCCGTCCACCACGGCCACGGCAAGGAGCTTGTTCAGCACGGACGGAAGCTCCGCGCAGACCGGGTTCGCCAGCGCGCCGACAGTGGCGGTGACCGAGCCTCCGGTGCCAGCGCCGAGCGCGGTCAGCACGATCGTCGGCGCGGAGGTGTAGCCGCTGCCGGGGTTGGTGATGACCACTTCGGTGATGGCTCCACCGACAACTTTCGCGGTGCCAGCGAACCCGGTGCCGCCGCCGCCCGTCGCGGTGAGCGCGAGCGCGGTGCCGTTCGTGTAGCCGCTGCCAGCATTGGCGATGTTGAGCGCGGTGACGCCCGTCTTGTGCTGCTTCGTGTAGCCCGGAGCCGCGATGAGTCGCGGGATTATGCCGAGCGCCGGACCCGACTCGACAAAGGCGTGGACGCCCGTCTTGCTCGCCGAGTTGCCAACGATGTTTGTGATAGTGGCATCATCGTCCACGCCTTCCGTCACGCGAACGATGATGACCTTCGCCGCCACCTGAAATTCGCCCAACTGATCGTTCAGGCCCTCGACAGCATCCTTGAGCGTCCCGGTTTCCCCGAGAGCCGCGAACATCGTGGCGTCATCCGAGAACATGAAGACGGGAGTGTTCAGCGGGAAGATGGCGGCATTGGCGGCAGGCGCGGTGCCGATGAGGCCCACGACCGACATATCGCTCCATACGGCGGGACGCGGTTCGTTGTCGATCCGCGCAATCGAAATGCCAAATGTCGGGTCAGACATTATTTTCTCCTTTCAAGCGCGCACGAAGCGCGCCGTTGCTTGAACTTCTGTGAACAATCAAAAACGAATTACTTGCGGCGCACGATGCGCCACGCGCTCACGGCGAGATAGATCGCCCAGGCGCGCGCCGCCGAGCATCCAAGGACGCGCAAGGCGTCGTAGAGGATCGCGTCGGCAACAATCCGAGAGAACCCGTGCCAGCGGCACAGGTAGTCGTGAAGAACGAACGCCGCCGCATACTTCGGATCATGCGGCGGGACGAGAGGCCAGAGAAGGCGCGGGACCGTTGCGAGGTCCGTGTCCGTGCCTTCCGGCACAGTCACGACAAGCCCCGATCCCTTGAGGCCGATTTCGTAGGAGAAGGCGCGTGAGGTGATCCACGTCCGCTGATCGTGATCGACGCGCGGCGAGAGAAAGAGCGGCGCGGTGAAGGAAGACATTAGGCGGGCCATCCATCATCAAGATCGACGGAAGCAAGCTCCGCTTCCGTCTCTGCCGCTTCGATGAGAAGGCGAAGGCTCGCCTCGTTGTCGAAGCACGCTTGCACATGAGCGCGCACCGCCATCGCCACGGCGACGATTGAGGTCGCGTCCAGCGTGATGAACTGCCCATTGTTCATCTTCCACTTCATCGTTCCAGCCGGGTTGATCTGCGCGCCGACAACCGCGCCGATGTACTTGGTCTGGCTCACCGCGTCGGTGGCGAGCGGCATCCCGTTGAAGGTCGTGCCGCCGATTTCCTTCTGCCAGCGCAGCGAGGCAAGGGACGCAAGCTTCTGCTCGCGCAACTCCGCGAGCGTCGGCAGCGCGGTGCGGATCACCCACTTGCCATTCTCGATCCCGGTGAAGGCCGAGGCCCCGCTCTCGCGCACGACCTCGTGCCAAGTGAAACCCTTGTGAGGAATGTCTTCCGGCTTCTCGTCGAAGTGCCGGGTGTAGGCGAAGCTGCCGTCGATCAGGAGTGCATATTCCTTCATGTCCCAATTCCTCATGCTGCGGGCCGCAGAGCAACTATGTCAGCGTCACGGCGGCCAAGACGTTCTGGGTATTTCCGCCACCATTAACAGCAACGGTAGCGTTAAGCTGTACCGACAGATTGGAGGCGCTGGCTCCTGAGTTATTATCCATCTCAACAACCTTTGTTGCTGGGCCGGACCATGTATGTGTCCCACCCATCATCGCCGCCGCTGCAATGATGACGCCGCCTGCCGGAAGGTCTATCACACCTGTAAGGTTGGTAGTCGCTCCGCTGTCAGTCATGGTGTCGTGCGGGGTACTGGACGAGAGGCCATAGACCGCCCACACAATGACGGCGCATTCCGTTTCTGTGTTCGCGGTTACGACAGTGATGTCGCCAGTCCACCCGTTGGGTACGGTGGTGTTGGATATCCAGATTTGCAGCCTAGGATCGCCGCCCCCGCCGCCGCTGTCCTGAATTGACGCGAGAGACGTACAAGCAACCCCGGCGATTGTAACGGAGGACTGCGCCGGAGGAACACCCCCGCCGCTGTCACGATTGACGACAGCAACAACGATACGCCGATTTGCGTCCGGTTGACCGAGAGGCACCCCGGAAAATGTAAACGTGCTGAGAGAAGACGCGATCCGCTGGTAATGAACGTATTCCGCTCCCTTGGCCTTCGGGGGCAAGCGACTACTGCCGAACCCTATTAGCTGACTGACCCTCAACATGTCCGCGTCTCACACGTCCGTCGCTGCGTCGGTGACATAGATAAGCTCGATGCCGAGGAGCTTCGCATCGACCGCCAGCGTGTCGGAGGCGTTGGCCGGGACACGCGCGACCTGAAACGAGCACCAATCGCCCTTCGCCGGGGTGTTGCCGAGGGTAATGGCTCCGCTTTCCGGCGAGATGTAGAGTTGGTTCGCCGTGCCGCCCGTGTCTGTCACCACGACCGCCGTGCCGTAGGCTGTGTCTCCGGCGTTGTTGTCGCTGAGAGCCATGCCCTGAAGCTGCCACGCCACGCCAAATGGCGTGGACGCCGCGCCGTGGGTCCAGACCGCGCGGAAGAACACCGTGCCCGCGTTCCAGCTTTTCGGCATCTTCACCGAGAACTGAGCGAACTCCTGCGCCGACGTGTCGAAGTCGAGCGAAGACATCATCACCTTGTTGGTGGTGAGTTCGACGGAGTTACGCGCGGGGCCGTTCGACGTGCGGATCGTCATGCTGTCGGCGGGGACATAGATCGTCTGCCGCCCGACGACCGCAGAAGCATCCGCCTTCGCGTTGAGAGACGACTGGAGGTTCGTGACGTCCGCGATGGCGTGGGTGTGAACCAGCGCGGCCTTGCCATCAATCGCCGCCTGCAAGCCCGTCACATCGCTGATCGCGTGAGTGTGCGTGCC